CACGGCTTTCTCTACAAGGGGCGCCGAACGATCATCACGGACGTTGTTCGCGAAAACAATTCCACCTACTCGCTCGGCTGGTCGGAGATGTGCAAGGACGCGTCGAAGATGGCCAGTGGCCTGCCTGAATACATTTTGCTCTTTCGCAAACCGCCCTCGTCAACCGCGCAGCAGTATGCCGACGAGCGCGTCACGAAGAGCAAAGAGGATTATTCGCGAGCGCGCTGGCAGCTCGACGCCCACAATCTGTGGCGCAGCAACGGCGAGCGCCCAATCCCGCCTGAAGCTTACGCCGAACTGGACCCGGCGCAGATTTACGCGCTGAACCGTGCCGAACAACTCAACACGCCATACGACCACGAGCGGCACGTCGCCGTCTGCCAGGCGCTGGAGGACGCCGACAGGCTGCCAGCCGTGTTTATGCAGGTCCCGACAGTTGTAACCCGGTCTGAAGAGAGTTGGGTTTGGGACGACATCACCTTTATGCGCAACCTGAACTCCTCTCAGGTGCGCGCCGGCGCGGCTAATCACGTTTGTCCTCTACCTTTCGACATCGTGGAGAGGGTGATCCGGCTCTACAGCAACAAGGGCGACATCGTTCTCGATCCGTTTGGCGGCCTCTTCACCGTCCCGTACTGCGCCATCAAGATGGGGCGGATCGGCTATGCGTGCGAGCTCGCGGCGGATTACTTCGACGCCGGCGTCATGTATTGCCGAGAGATGGAGCGCGAAGTCGCGATGCCGACGCTCTTTGACATCGTGGAAGCTGAGGCCGAAGACGCGCTGCCGCTCGCTTTGGAAGGCGATTTATCCAGAGGCGTCCAGACCCTTCAGAGAGGCTGACGATCTGGATTCTTAACAAACAATCCAAGAATAAAGAAAGGAAATTCAATGAATCGCAACCTAGAAAACTTACTCCAGCAGATATTCCTTGCTGTCATCAACAAGAACATGGAAAGAGCCGAGAGGCTCATTGGCCAGGCGCCGCAGGACGCCATTGAAAAATTGGCCTACAGCGGCGACGAACTCCTGCAACTCTCGCTGCGAATTCTGCCTGCGGGCGCGGGCGCAGCGATCAAGAAGAATATCGAAGAGAAAGCTGCAAGCACCGCCGCTTGATTGTTTACGATCGTCTCTTTTGAAAAGAGAAGGGAAATGACGGACGAAGAATTCGACAAGCAATATGAGGCAGCTCAACCCCGGGGCGAGTTCGCTCGGGCAGTTAAGAAATACGTTGTGGACGACAAAACAGCGCTCGGAGCGCTCCAAGAACTGCACGAGCGACTCCAAACGCTGAGCGCTGACCACGACTGCAAGAAGCACCTGTACTTCCTATCCGAAGACCTCTGCGACCTGCTGAACGAAGCAGATGGGTACTACAAAACGGCTGGGGTCGCGACGGAGGATCTCGAGTTTAAGGACCCAGAGGATGAGATCGAGATCGCGACTCCCTAATAGCAACGGGCTTGGAAAGCGTCTCAACCGCTCGCCAAGCCCACTTCATCAACCAACCGCCGGAGGCGGCCAGCGATGAGTCTACAACGCCTATCGTACCGCTTTCTGCTTTTCCAAGAAAGGTAAAGCCGAATATGAAGAGCAAATTCCCGTTAGTTGTCCTACTCGTCGCCCTGGCGACTATCGTCGCTATCACATGGGAACCGGTACGCGCCCGCGTCGGACTCTTATCGCCGTTCCCGTCACCGTCGCCTGCCGCTTCCCCGACGCTGACGCCGTCACCTCAAGCGCCGGTAGTCGACGAGCCGGCGCCGGAAGCAACAGCCGAGCCGACGCCGGAACTTCCGCGCACCCGCTTCGACAAGTGTGTTGACGGTTCAGCGCTGTTGGTCACGAGCGCCGACAGTAACCAGGTCAACTACAAGTGCGAGAGCGGCGCATATGGGGCGTATCTGAACAGGTAAACACGCAAAAATGACTGACCACATCCCAATTCACGAAGGCCGCAGACTCCTCCAGGCGCAGGCGACGCATAAGCAGATCCAGTCTGCCGTCGAGGAATATCTGACCGTGCGGGGCATTCCGTGTTCAGCCACGGACGCCACGGAGGCATACAACCGCAAAGGCCAGCGCGTTCGTCGTGTGGAAGAGGGCTGGCCCGACGTGACCGGCTGCTGCAGCGTGCGGACAGTTTTTGGTTCCTTCTCTGGAATTTTTCTGGCCGTCGAAGTTAAGACGGCGAAGGATAAGTTGAGGCTGGCTCAGGCCAAGGTCCTACACGCGCTCTATCAGGCCGGGGCGCTGGTCGTGGTTGCGCGGTCGCTCGACGCGGTCATCCTGGCGCTGGAAACAGGCAAGGCCCCTGCCGAGACGTTGGCGGAGATTACGGCGACGCTAGCGAAGGAAGGGAAGCCGAAGAAGCAACGGAGGGCGAGCAAGAGATGAAGAAAAAGACAATAACGGCAGCTGATCTCTTCTGCGGCGCCGGCGGGACCTCGACCGGTCTTCGGCTGGCGTGCGAGCAGAAAGGAATTAACCTGAAGCTGATCGCAGTCAATCACTGGGACATAGCGATCTCGACGCACACGGCCAATCATCCGGAGGCCGATCATTTGTGCGCGCCTCTTGAATCTGTGGACCCGCGCAAATTGATCCCGAGCGGCAGGCTCGACCTGTTGGTCGCCTCTCCTGAATGCATTTATCACTCTAATGCCCGGGGCGGAAAACCGATCAACGATCAGTCTCGCGCAAGCGCCTGGCGCATCGTGGAATGGCTTTCGTATATCAAGGTTGATCACGTGCTCATTGAGAATGTGCCTGAGTTTCGCGGTTGGGGTCCTTTGATCGAAAAGAAAGTGGAAAAGGAATTGACCCTGCCGAATCCACTGATGAAGTTTGAGAAATTTGAAGAGTGGTACGCGAAGACGCGACGGTACGGCGGAACGCTTGAGGAGTGGAAGCGCATATACCGCGACCTCCAAGGCTCGAAGACTTCCGGCTGCAAGGTAAAAAGACTGGTCAAGATCACGGTGCAAGTTCCCGATCCGAAAAGGAAGGGCGAGATTTATATATCCTTCCTGAAGGCCATCGAGTCTCACGGATACACCGTAGACGCCCGCATCGTCAACGCCGCCGATTTCGGCGCCCCGACCTCGCGCGCGAGATTATTCATTTGGGCTCGGCTTGGCCGTAAGCGAATCCCCTGGCCGGGACCGACACACGCGCCGGCGGAAAAGCCGAAGGCGAATAGGAGCGAGAGCGGGCATCTCTTCGATATGTCGCCACGTTTGAAACCGTACAGGGTGGCGCGAGAGATCATTGATTGGTCCATCCCTAGCGAATCAATCTTTACCCGCAAAAGGCCGCTCAGTCCGAATACCTTGGCCAGAATCTGGGCTGGGCTTCAGAAGTTTTGCGGTCTGCCGTTCATCGTACCGAACTTTGGCGAGCGCGAAGGGCAACAGCCACGCACGCACGCGCTTGATAAGCCTCTCCCTGCGGTTACTTCGCACGGGGCTGGCGCGCTGGTTCAGCCGTTCCTCGTGAAGTACTACGGCGGCCACGATGCGCAATCTATTGACGACCCATTGCCCGCGATCACCGCAAGCTATGAACATTACGGCCTCGCCCAGCCGTTCATCGTCGAACTGCGCAACGGCCAGGACGCCCGTTCGATTGATAAGCCGCTGTCCACGATCACCACGAAAGGGATGCATCACGCACTTTGTCGGCCGTTTCTGGTCGTATTGCGCAACAACGCAGATGCGCAGCCGCTGGATGAGCCGCCAGCGTCCGCAGCGGCTAACGGTCAGCACTTCGGTCTGGCGCAGCCGTTTTTAGTCCGCTACAACGGCAACCACGAAGGGCGGCGAGACGGCGACAATCGTAACGCGAGTGTTGATGAGCCGATCCCGACGCTCGACACCTCAAACCGATTGGGATTGGTCCAACCCTTCATCGTCCCGGTCAACCACGGCAAAGACGATCTGCGCTCGCACAGTGTTGACGCGCCGATGCCTGCGATCACGACCGTTGACGCCTGGGGATTGATCGAGCCGTTTATTATCAATTCGGGCGGCCGAGACATCGCGCCGCGCAGCACAGGCGATCCGCTCAACACTGTAGTGACCCGTGACCATCTCGGATTGGTTCAGCCGTTCCTGATTGCGATGGAACACGGCGGCCACGAGAGATCCATCGATCGGCCGCTCAACACCATCACGACCGCGAGAGGCGGGGCGCACGGATTGGTTCAACCCTACCTCGTCAAATACAACGGCACGGCCGGCGCGCAGAGCGTTGACGACCCGCTCGACACGGTGACGGCGAAAGATCGCTTCGGGCTCGTCATTCCGGAGTTGAAGCCGGGCGAAGAGATCGCGCTGCTCGATGTGCATTTCAGGATGCTTCAACCGCACGAGCTCGCGGCCGCGATGGGCTTTCCAAAAACCTATGTCTTCGTGGGCAACCGAGAGCAGAAAGTAAAACAAATAGGCAACGCGGTCGCCGTGAACCTCGCGCAGGCGCTGTGCTCGGCCATTCTTTCGGAGGGAAAATGAAAACACTTATCGTTGCGCTCTTGTTACTCCTCGCTGCCGCGCCCGTGCTGGCGCAAGAAACCAGCCCGGCCCCGACGCCCGACAAGAAACTGGCGGAGGACTTCCGAACCTACAAGGCCGAGACGCTCAAAATGCTCACGCGTCACTTCGAGAAGCATCCCAAATGTGAGTTGCGACGCGTTGCGCCCACGATTGAAGGGATGGCCATTTTTGTCGGGACTCCTGAGCATAACAACCGCGCCTGGGCTTACCCGGAAAAGCAGACCCAGGACGCGCATTATCCCGCACGGATGTTCGTCAGTTCCCGGCATAAGTGGGATCTGAAGAAAGCGTGCGAGACGATCATTCACGAGGCGTTTCACCTGACTGTGGGCGACGACGGCGAGTTTATTTGCGGCCCGGACAGGCTGGACAGATTTCGCCGTGTGTGCGTCGTGCAAGGCGTGAGCGTGTACAAGACCGCTGACCTTGACAGGGCGATAGAGGAACATCTGGAAAAGTACGGAGCTTGGAAATGAACGGCTTCACCAAAGACCAACTTGCCGTTGTCCGCGCATTCCTCGCGCAGGCGCTCGGGCTCGGCGATTCTTTCATCGGAGTAACGCAATGGCTCAATCATCAATTGAGTGGACCGACGTTGTAGATAACATCATTGTCGCTTTGGGCGGCGGATGGTGGTGTCGCCGGATCTCGCCCGGCTGTGACCACTGCTACGCAGAGGGCATCAACCAAAACAGTTTCTTCGGCGGCAACGGGATGCCCTATCGCGGCGCGCCGCCAATACTCAGACTGAGACAAGAAGTCATTGACTCTTGGGCGCGCCAGCGAAAGCCGAAGAAGCATTTTGTCGAGTCAATGAGCGATGTGTTTGGTGAGTGGGTTCCGCGCTGGATGATCTTCCAGTTTCTCGACGGCATGGCCGCCGCGCCGAAACAGACATTTCAATTATTGACGAAACGGCCCGACGTGATGCTGCGCGAGGTCAGGGCATGGCTGGAGGCGCGCGGCCTGGATTCTTTGCCGCCGAACATCTGGCCGGGTGTCACGGTCGAAAATCAGGAGTGGGCGGATAAGAGGCGCGCTTCCTTTGAAGCAGTACCGGCGCAAACCAAGTTTGTTTCTTACGAGCCCGCGCTCGGCCCGGTCAATTGGGGCGGATGGGAATTCGTGAGCCAGATCATCGGCGGCGGCGAGAGCGGGAAGGGCGCGCGGCCGGCGCATCCTGGTTGGTTTCACTCGACGCGAGACTGGTGCATAGCAAACCTTAAGGCGTATTTCCATAAGCAACATGGCGAGTTTGCCCACTGGCAAGACATCGCGCGCCATGACTTCCAGAGACTCACTTGGGTTGAGCCTGATTGGTTCTCCGACAAAATGCCTGGCGTTTGGATCGAGCCTGATGGTCGAACCTCTCAGCGAACCGATAACGATGATGCTGAGTTTGTCTATCGCGTTGGCAAGGCACGTGCCGGGCGTCTGCTCGACGGTCGCGAGTGGAACGAATTCCCGGAGGTGGTTAAGTGAGCGTCAAAGAGCGGCCGATCTTATACAGGGGCGATATGGTCCGCGCGACCCTGAAAGACTGGAAGACCAACACGCGGCGCCTGAGAGACTTGGAGCAAATCAACCAAGATCGCGACACTTGGCGCTACGATGGCGTGAACGTGAACGGCTACCATCAGTTCTACGACGTCCATAAGGCTATCTCCGGTCATGATCCGCGGTACTGCATACTTTTCGTAAAGTGTCCATACGGCAAACCTGGTGATCGCCTCTGGGTGCGCGAGACCTGGCGCACCGTTGAGCGCGAGAGCGATGGACTCGACGGAGTTCTGTATCGGGCGGACGGCCAATTTCGCGAGATCGAGAATACGAGAGAAGCCGCCGAAAAGTGGATGGCCGCCTACGCCAACGGCAAATGGGGCGACGCCTGGCGCCCCTCGATTTTGATGCCCCGATGGGCGTCGCGCATCACATTGAAGGTCACAGGTATTCGCGCCGAGCGCCTGCAGAGCATTACCGAAGAGGATGCGATTGCTGAAGGGTTGGAGTGTACCGGCGGCGGGCGGTACTGGATGGGCGGTAAGCATCCGGTCAAGGGGACGCCGAAGGTCTTCGGGTTGGCGGCACAGGCTTTCGCTTCCATCTGGGACGAAATCAATGGCGAGAAAGCGGCCTGGGATTCGAATCCCTGGGTGTGGGTTATTCGGTTTGCTCGCGAGGTCTCTCAATGAGCGTAATGGGTCCGAGGAGCTGCTTCTGCTGCGGCAGAGTAGAGAGCACGACGGGTTGCGTGCGCGGGTTCCGGTGCGACTGCGATCAGGGCTTGGGCCGCGATTGCAGGGTTTGCCGGTACTGCCTGAATCATTGCGCCTGCACGGATGAGATGAAGAAGGCGGCGCTCGACGCGAAGGTCGAATACTGCAAATCGCTTGGGCGGATTAGGGAGGCCAATCCCGACCGCATCAACAAGAGATGGTGACCATATGAGAGCAGTAAGCCTATTCGAAGGCGCTCGAATGACGCTCGACCAGGCGACCGACGTGACGGCCGCGTCACTGAATGTCTATGGCGAACGCTACAAACATTGGGCGATCGCTTTCAGCGGCGGCAAGGATTCGACGGCGACCGTCACGGTTGTCGCCGAACTGATCCGGCAGGGAAGAGTCCCGCGTCCGAAATCCCTGACCGTTCTGTACGCCGATACCCGAATGGAGTTGCCACCGCTCCAGATCGCCGCGATGGAGATCATGAAGATCCTCGCACAGCGCGACATCGAAGCGCGCGTCGTGCTGCCCGAGATGGATGACCGCTTCTTTGTCTATATGTTCGGCCGTGGAGTCCCGGCTCCAAAAAATAAATTTCGCTGGTGCACTAGCCAGATCAAGGTCGAGCCAATGATCGCCGCAGTGAAATCACTGCGCGAGGTGGCGAGCGAGAAGCTCTTGATGATCACAGGCGTCAGACTGGGCGAATCGGCCGCGCGTGATCAGCGGATCGTGATGAGTTGCTCGCGGGACGGCGCCGAATGTGGCCAAGGTTGGTTTCAGCAATCAACGCCCGAATCCGTCGCTGATACGCTCGCGCCGCTTCTTCACTGGCGCGTCTGCCACATCTCCGATTGGCTGGAATTCTTCGCTCCGGATGCCGGATACCCGACGCTGGATGTCTTGAGCGTCTACCACGTCGGCGAGGAAGGCGACCCGATCGAGATCGCCGGGCGCACTGGTTGCGTCGGCTGCAACCTGGCCAGCAACGATCACACGCTCGACCGCGTATTGAAGCGGCCACAGTGGGCATATCTAGCGCCGTTCAAGCGATTACGCCCGCTGTATGCGGAGTTGACCAAGCCGTTCAACCGGCTGCGCAAGGGAATGGAGACCCGCGCCGACGGCGAGCTGGTGAAGAATCCCGGCCGGCTCGGCCCGCTCACGATGGAAGCCAGACGACGCGGCATGCTCGAGGTCTTCAGAATCCAATCCGAGATCAACCGCGCCGCGCGCGAGGAGGGTAGGCCCGAGGTCAGCCTGATCAATCCCGACGAAGCAATCCGGATTAACGAGCTAATCTCGGCGAACACTTGGCCAAATCGATGGTCAGGTGAAGAGCAGATCGGCGACGCATTCACGGATCAAGTAATGAAGGATGGTATTGTGCAGCCGATCATAGCCGGTTTATCGGTCACCCGAGGCGGAAGAAGTTGGTAGAGTGGAATCAATTCCCAGAGGCGGCCAAATAAGCGCGATGTGTCCATGTCAACAAAAAGTGAGGCGTTTGCAAAAGTAATCATTATAAGACTTGTTTCATTTGCGCAACATGATGTATATTTTACAATACAAGGAGGCAGATTATGGTCGCAGCGATGAGTGTAATGAATCAAATCGCATCACCTGAAACTTGTTATCTGTGCGGACAGACGGCGCCGCAAAACTTATCCGGAGTTCACGATGCTTGCGCCGACAGGGAGAATGCTGGTATTACCATTGATCTCGCCCTCGCAACTGAAATTTGCCGATTATGTGGTCAGCCATCATTCCCATTTGAAAATCAGGTGCACTCGGAATGTGCCGCCTATGAGAATTTTCTTGCGTCGCGTTAAGTCTGTGATAAATTAGTGGGGTGCCATATTCAGCTGAAAGAAAGGGGTACCCCGATGACAAATTTACAGCCAAAACTTCCTTATGTTTGGACAACATGGTTATCAAAATTGCTCGCTGGCGACAATTCTTGTGAGTGGGCAACTTGGTACAAGGTCAATCACGGCAAGGTTGCAACCAGAAACAATGCAGACTTTGACGCTTGGCGAATCAAGCACACGGCGTTATTGCAACGCACTCGCAAGGAGCTAGAGGCACAGGAGTGCCGGGTCCTCACTGAAGATCAAAACTGGTTCAGACTGACAGGCGCTAGCGCTGTGTTAGGCGGCAAGCCTGATCTGATCAGTATCGGAGAGGAGTGCACGATCTGTGATGTGAAAGCTGGCCAGAAGAGATCGTCCGACCGCATACAAGTGATGATCTATATGTATGCTGTGCCGCGCGCAATGTCGCAATATAGAGGCGGGCAATTTGATGGCTTAGTCGTCTATGAAGATAGTTGGGAAGTCATTCCTGCCGACGCGATAGACGCCACGTTTATCGCCAGTCTGGGCTCTCTGATCAAGCGCGTGAGTTCCGAAGCTCCAGCGCGCCGCGTTCCCAGCGTTCGGGAATGTAAGTTCTGCGATATGACGAAAGAGCTTTGCGACGCCAGAATTGATGGTCAGGAAGCGCAGGGCGAGACAACAGATTTCTAGCGCTAGACGAAGGATGGGCTTGTGCAGCGAGCAAACGTGGCTAAGAAGCAGCGGAAGAAGAAATCCACGAAGAAGCGAATGCGCCCGTTGCCTGGGATCGAGCTGGAACAGGTCGTCCTCCATCTCCAGCGGCTGATGGGACCGGACGCCAGCGCCGAGCATAATCAGAAGATCATAGACCGGCTCGGCAATGAGCGGCAGATCGATGTTCTAATCCGGGGCAAGTTCGGTGGGTGGCTCATGATGGGCGTCATCGAGTGCAAGGACCAATCCCGGAAGAAGGGACTCGATGACATGGAGGCGTTCGCAAAGAAAACCGAACACCTCGGAGCGGGGCTGCGCCTGATGGTCTCAAAGAAGGGCTTCACGAAGACCGCGCTCAAATTAGCTAAGCACGAGCACATCCACTGCCTGTCGTTGCTACAGCATGACTCTCATACGTTTGGCATTGAGATAGGAGAGTGGTGGTACGGTGTCATCAGCCGGTGGACGGACTTCAGGCTGGATGTGACGTGGGCAGACCGCGCACAGAAGCCCGAACTGTTAGCTGCTGATGAGGTGCTTTGGCAAGGCAAACCTGTGGTCAATTGGTTCACGAGGGAATTCATCGTCACTTATCGCGACCGCACTCAGGACGGGCATCTAACCATCGATGTGCCCTTCGACCAGGTCACAAACCTCGAAATCCAGGGTCAGCATTACCCAGTGATTGCACTCTCGTGCTCAGCAAAAGGTCTCTTCATAAAGAAGCGCAGATGGGTCACGTACTCCGGTCAGGCGTTCTTCGATTGGCACACGGGCAAGGTGACTATTCCTCCCGAAGTGGAGGTTTACATGAGGCCGATGGTAGAAGATGTAGTTCTGTGGGATGACTACACCGGCGAGATTCCCGCCATCGAAGATGCGACCAACACGCGGCTCGTGAGAGGGGTGATGGTGCTGACCCAGTTTATGCCGGCTGACCGCCCAATCCCCGACCTGGAACAACTTAGCTCCGGCCTGCGGAAAGATGAGAGGACAGTAGTACCGCCTGCTCCAAAGGGTTTCGACCCGAACTCCTCATTCGTGAAGCGGGCAATCGAGGAGGCCGCCAAGTCCAAACCGTCACCGACAGAGTCCGGAAAAAACCCACCCGGAGTGTGGTCGATCACTGGAAAGAAATGACCGGCTGCCCGTTCCATTTTATTCTGCCCGCAGGCGGCGGTATTCACATAAACTCGATACTCACATTTATAAGTCACATCAACGCCCGACAAATCACCCTGAAAATGCTTAGGTTTTCGCATTCACATAAATGATCGCCTCCGCGCCGCTGTTGACTATTTTGTTTATCGGGAATGACGTTTTATTAAACTGTAAGGCTCTTATAGTAAAGTAAAAGGCAAAAAACCCGAGGGTTTCGCTACGAACCAAAAGGTCGCACGTTCGAGTCGTGCCGGGCGCATTGATCAGGAAAAAGATAAGCCCGATAGAATCATTCTATCGGGCTTATTCACATCTACGGCTCACAATTACTGAAGCGCTCACTCTCCTTGCCGGCCGTTGTCTGAGATCGGCGCCGTGACGCCCTGTCCATACATTTCCGACATCGCCTTAGCCGCCTGAGCGAGCATCTCATCGTCAGGGTTGAAATAGCGCATAAACGTTTTGATCTGGGTGTGGCCGGATTCCTTCATCACGATGTGCCAGGGGAGTCCGGCCTTAACCACGGCTTTGAGGCGCCGTGTTATCCCGGTGTGTCTGAGGTCATGGATCCTGACATCCTCAAGCCCGGCCTTTTCGCAGACCGTCCCCCAACTGGTTTTCACGGACCCAACTTCGAAGACCTTCGCGTCGGCCGGCCGGTGCTCGGTCAGCCTTACGAGTTCGTCGTAGGCCCTCTGCGTCAGGCCGATCTCGCGACTGCGCTCGGTCTTCGTGGTCGTCCAGCGGACGCGCACGACACGGCTATCGAAGTCTATGTCGGATTTGACGAGGCTGAATAGCTCGCCGCTCCGCATAAAGGTATCAATGCCGATCACGATCACTGACCGCAGATGCGACCGCTTGGCCCCGACGCACTGCGCCAGGATCTTGGCTTCCTGCTCGGGGCTCAGGATCGTCATTCGCTCGGTTTCATCTGACTTGTTGATGAGTCCCTTCGCCAGGATGAAGGGGTTCTTGAGGACCCATCCGTGGCCGTGCGCGTAGCGGAAAATGGAGCGCAGGAGTTCAAGCTCCCGGTTCACCGAGGCGACCGCATAAGTCTTCTCAGGGTTCCGCAGGGTGGGAGTCTTGAGGCGGATGTTCTTGTACCGCCTGATCTCTTTCGCGCTGATCTTGCGAATCGGCTTTTTACCGAAATGCTCGATCAGCCTTTCGAGCCAGATCGCGGGGCTGTTAGTGTTTTTCAGGCCCGCGATTTTACGCCCGCCGACGATCTCGGCCGCCTGCATATGCTCTTTCTCGTATTCTCGCGCGGCGCGCTCGAAGGTCATCTTCGAGGCCTCGATGGTCTCCTGGATCGCTTCTTTGCCGCCGGCGGAGAATTCGTTCTCAAGCTCGCGAATAACCTTGGGGAGGTCGGTCAGCTTGTTGGAGAGCACACGGCGTTCTTTGAATTTTTGCTCACCCGTCCGCTCGTCTTTGTAGCTGATGACGGCGAATAGATTTCCCTGGCGCCAGCGCCTTGACCCTGTTCTTGGCCGTCCCACGTCGCCCTCCTTTCAGTAATCGCGCCAGGAGCGGATGATCTTGCCGAGCAACGTCTCAGCCGGTGGAGCCTTGGATGAGTATTCAATGATGGCCACTCCATCTTCGTTGGTGGCGACCACGATCAAATCACCGTCCTTGATCTTAGCGAATTGTTTTTTTAGGACTGCGGCGAAATCGCCTGGCAGGATGCCGCGTTTGATGAACCTGTCAGTCACGATCCGCAACCCGATGAGTTGATTCGCCGCGTACTGCGAGGGCCATGTCGCGGCGAAGAATCCCGTCAAGGGGATCAGCTTGGGCATAGTTTCTCCTTGATCGGTGTGACCACGGACGACAACGGCGCATCATTGAACAATAGCGAGTGGGGTTCCTGTACGTGGTGGCAAGCGAATAAGCGCGCTGCTGCGAGGCCCTGCGGCGAGGCGACGAAACCTACTTCCAGCCAGTCAAAGAAATCGAACTATTGAATGATTAAAAAGAGCGATCCGGTCAGCCGAAGCCACACCTCGGTTGTGAGGTAACATGGTCGGGGCGTTAGGGGGTACAACGAAATCAACAGTGCTAAATACTTTTTTTTCTGGGTAGCTGTCTGACTGAACGTTTCTTCGCGTGCTGGTCTGCGTTGTCTCTTGTGAAAGGGATCTCCCCTCTCCCTTCCTCCTCCAACGGTATAATAACCGCGTCGGTCTTGCGAATCTCCTTCAACCTCTCAATGTTTATGTTGACGTCGGCGGACCCGAAGTACGCAATGAGCAACGCCTCCAGGAATTGTGGCCACGCTCGTTTGACGCGCTTGGATTCATCGTCGACCATCCGCCAAAGAGAAGAAGGCAGCGCGACTTCTCGCTTTTCCATGCTGGCTTTCTCGATCTCCACGACGCCGTTGACGACATCCCACAGTTCCTGTTCGGAGACTTCGAATGCCTTCGCCAGTCCCTGTACGGTTCTAGCGTCCACGGTATCGTATCGCTTATTGGCGACATTCGCCGCAGTGCCCTGAGACACGAGGGCGCCTGAGCGCCGGGCGATCTCCGGATAACTCCAACCTGAAGCGCGCTTCTTCAGGTTTAACCACTCTGCCAACCGATCAATTTGTCGAAGGTTTTTCGCTGACACGTCAGCCCTTATAGCAAACTGTTTGCTATAAGGGCTGAAAGTTTCTAGTATTTTGCTCGTTGACTTTATAGCAACCTTTTTTGTAATATTCATTTTGCTAAAAGGAGAGCAATTCTATGGAACAAACGACGACCGATCAACCAACGATATATCCAGGAAAGCAACTTCAACTCCTCAAAGACTTCTACCGGCTTAGAGTTAAAGACATCGCACAGCGGTCGCAGACAGGATCGAACACCGTCAACGACGCGCTGCAAGGGCGAGGGTCAGTAGACTTGCGAAAATTTGCCGCCATCGCGGACGTGCTCAATGCGGACGTAATCGTCATCCTGAAGCCGCGTGACCCGCACTTCATAAGGCATGTCGAGGCGATGCTCCCGACTGTTCCGGCTATCCAGTGAACCCAATGAGGCGCGAGGAATTGCGCCGATAGGAATCTACCGCGTCGAAGCGTCGCCGTGGAATGATTTTTTTCAAGAAAAATTGTCATCGCTTTGACAGCGACTGTCATCGCGCATGACACCTTGGATCAATCGCAGCTCTCCCCTGGGCCAGCCGATGACAAGTTACGAAGTGCTCGAAATAATTTTTAGGGGCAAGGTGAAACGCTTGGCGGCGGCGTTCGGAATCAAGGAAACGTCGGCGGCCAAGTTTTTGCGCGATCCGCACAACAGCGGGGCGTTCAATCCGCTCGACCGGCTCCAAAAGGTGATTGACGAAGCTGTCCTGGCCAACCGCGCGCAGTCATACCTGATCCCCGAATACCTTCGCCAGTATCACCAACGACTCATCAATGACCAGCAACGCGGCGTCAAATGGGACCCGAAGCAGGTCGCCGCCGAGATCTTGCAGACCGCGGCGCGCGCGGTGCAGGCGCTCGCGCTCGAAACTCACCCGCCCTCCGAGCAGCTTCAGGCGTTGCTTGAAGCGAGAAACATCCTTGATGAGGCGATCTCGCAACTGGAGATCCTGAACGGCGACGAGGGGCGTTAAAGAAAGGAAACCCGATGGTCATCAAAGCCAATAAGGAAAGAGTATTCATCAACCTCGACGAATTGGACGCGATCTGGTCGGACGACTACCGACGCGACCACTACAACGTCGGGGTCGGGGCCCAAAGCTTTGAGGTGTCCCGCGAGGTCGCCGACGCGATCTTCGCCGACCTGGAGAAGCGCGAGAGCGAACTCGACCACATCCGCGAAATGAGCGAAACGGTCGGCCAGTGGGTCGGCCGGGCCACGAAGGCGGAGTACGACGTCATCGAGTTGCACAAGGCGCTCGGCGATGTCCTCGCGCGTTGGTCGTCAGACACTAGTGGTAAGGCCAACGCTACACAACTTTATCAACAGGCAAAGGATCTTCTTAAGGCCGAAGAATCGCCTGCTGATCCGCCCAAGCAAGTTACTTCTTAATCCAACCGAAAGGAGTCACGCTCTATGGAGCAACTACGACTCAGCCTCGCAACCATTGGTGACGGCGGCGCTCTCGAACTCTTCGATGTGGCGTTGCAAGAGGTCCTGGCCAACATCCAGGACCCGAACACGCCCGCCGACGCGGAGCGCAGCATCACTCTGACCGTAAAAATCAAACCCGACAAGTCGCACGACCTCGGGCGTCTCAAATACAAAGTCGTTCCCAAACTCGCGCCGATCGCGGAGCAGGAAGGCCGCGTCTTTCTGCCGCAACAGCCTGACGCCGCTGGCAACTACTACGCGACGGAGCACAACCCGAAACAGCCAAACCTGGCGTTTCACGAAACGGAGGTAACTCGTGCCTGAGAACAACATCAGCGTCTCGATGATCGGCGACAGCGTGGTCGCCGCGATCAAGGATAGCGTGAAGACCGAGACTATTGAGGTGGACGGTCGGCTCTTCACGACTCGGTCGGTCTTCCAGCCGCCAACGGAACTCGCTCCGGACGTTCTTATCGTCCACACCCTCACCGGCCTTGTGGATTATGTGAACAACATCGCGAGGATCGATCCTGAAGCCGCCGACAAGATCAAGTGCGTGCACGTATTCGGCCCGGACAGGATAGATGTCTGCGGCGCCCTGCGTGGACGCCACAATCAGCGCTACGTCTATTTAAGCGCCCGCTACAATGCCCCAAGTAACGGGATCGGATTCCACTTCGGCCAGTTCTGCGATCCGGAGACCTTCACGATCGCGCTGCAATCGCTCTTCGACGATTCGGGCGACGTCGCGAAGGTGCTCAGACTGGTCGGCAATATGCGGTCGGAGCAGATCAGGACGTCGGAAGATGACGGCGTCACGCAGGTCGTAGGCACGAAAGCGGGCATCGTGATGAAGGCTCAGAGCGATGTCCCGAACCCGGTGATACTGGCGCCGTACAGGACCTTCAACGAGGTCGAGCAACCGCACAGCGCATACATCTTCAGGGTGAGAGAGAACGGCGACAAACCGCCCCTGTGCGCCCTGTTTTGCGCTGACGGCGACGCGTGGAAGCTGGCGGCGATCGAGCGAATCAAACAATACCTGGCCGAGAAGATCACCGGGATTCCGATCATCGCGTGATCAATCGGCGCTCCTTTTTTTTGGCCCTTGGCTTATAGCAAAGTGTAAAGAACTTATAGCGATAGGCCGGGGGCGGCTATTCAGCGACCACGGACTTAGAGGCACGGTGGCTTAATGATCGTCCGCGCGGCGCACGATAAAGACAATCCGTTTTTTCAGATGCTGAGAGCTACGGCCCAAGATACGAAATTGCCAGCGCGCGCCCTCGGCGTGCTGGCCTATCTATTGTCCAAACCGGACAGTTGGGAGCCGACGATTGATGACATCTGCCGTCGCTTCTCGGACGTGGGCCGAGATCAGGCCTACAAGATCATCACTGAGGTTTTCATTCCCCTTCGGTACGCTCGCCGGACGCAGGAACGAACAGACGGGAAGTTTGCGCGCTGGCTGACAGAGGTTCACGAATCGCCATTTCCTGAAAATCAGGGAGTGACAACGCCAGATACTGACCAACCGGATACGGAAAATCAGGAAATGGCTTCACAATCCAAGGGTCGTAAACCAAAGAAAAGCAAGAACGTAACACCATTTCCTGAAAATCAGGAAGCGGCTTCACCATTTCCTGATTTGCCGGATACGGAAAAACCGGATACGGAAAATCAGGAGCTATATAAAAAGAGAAAGTACAAATTACAGAGAAAAGATATTACAGAGGGAAACACATTTGGCGCGCCAATGGGAGTGGTTGAGCCGGTCGAAGAGAGAACCGCTGAACTGAAGCCGAAGAAGTCTTCAGGTAAGAAATCGCCGCTCAAAAGCCAGTTCCACAATCACCCTTCAGTAGTCGCCTATCGAGAGACCCTTGGTTTTTACACCCTGAATGCGGCGCAGGCGGACTTGATCGCCGAGGCGACCGGAACGCAGGTTGAGTCCGCGCCGCCTGAATGGCTGAAGTTCTTGCGCGAACTGGCGGAAAGCGGAAACAAGTACGCGCATAACGTGCGGGTGATGGTTTGGGCTTTCGAGCGCTACGGCGCCGGTTCCTGTTTGTCCGAGGCCCTCGACGCGGCCTGGGCTCGCGAGAAAGGGCGATCCGCAGCAAGCAACGGGAACGGGACCTATCGCAACCGCGGGCGGCCTACTCTGGCCGAACGCAATCAGGCGGCGGCGGATGAAGCCGCCCGATTGCTGGGGATTTCTTCGGAGCAGGGCGACGTAATTGACATTGAGGCAACGCGATTATGAATACCACGGACTTCTCAAAATTTAGCGCGGAAATGAATAAAACCGCCGAAGCTTTCGGCGCGGAGATGACACCCGGCCGCGTCGCCACGTACTTTGAGGAACTCTCCGACCTGTCACTTGAGGCCGTAACCGGCGCGCTTGCCTATGCGCGCCGGACACTCACTTTCTTTCCGAAGATCGCTGAGCTTCGCCGCTACGCCGAAGGCTCGGTGGACGACCGCGCCGAACTGGCGTGGCGCACCTTCGTTGACCTGGTGAAATTCGAGGGCGAATACCCGTCGCTTCAGATCTATGACGGCCCTATTGGATACGCGATCGAGTGTCTAGGCGGCTGGCTCGTGGCCTGCGCAAAACTGAACGACGCCTCACCGGAAATGATCGCCAACTACGAGAAGCACTTCAAGAACTCATACAAGCTCGGCGCAATCAGGGACGAAGGCCCGCGTTATCTGGTCGGTCAGGTCGAGTCCACCAATCGCGGGCTCGGCGCTTGGAAATCGCCGACCGTTGATCAGCCGGTTTGCCTGGTAAGGTCAGGCAAGGTCATGAAGGTTGTGATGCCCTTCAGCGTGACCGAGGGGCGTCTGACTGACGAAGCGCGCGCCGCGCTCCAGATTGGCGGCAACGAGTTGCGCCGCTACTTGCCGCTCCCAGCCAGTCTCCCTGTTCCAACGCCCGCGCCGCCAGACGAAGAAATGGCGACGCCCGAAGAGGTCGCGGAACTGATGTCGAAAATTGCGGCTCGGGCAGCAGGGAAGGGGCTGCGCCGGATCGCTGGCGCGGTTCAGGCGTCGCCTAACGCGCAGGAATCGCCGGTTAATGAAGGGGCAGGGGACTGATGCGCGAACCGACTTACAAATGCTGGCGCTGCTTCGACCTCGGCTACCAGTCCGTCTGGTCATTCCGCCGTGGCCGCTGGCGTCAGGTCGCGCGGCCCTGTTCTTGTGAGACATCGCCCGCGGCGTCCCGGTCGGCGGACGCTATCGAGCCGTCGGACGTTTGGATTCGCGGTGAATTCGGCGACTTCGCGCTGGCCAACGACCTGCTGAGGTTCGGCGGCCCGAACGTCGGATTCGCCAAATGGGTGAAAGCGAACAAGGTCGCCCGGGCTGATGAGGCGGAGGCGGCATGAAAGGGGATCTTCTGATGAACCTGACTCTCAAGCACTGGATACGCTTCGTCGGTATAGCCACGACGGTGACGTTCGTTCTGGCGACGGCGCTCAACACTGCGGACAAGCTTGAAATGGTCGGCATGTTTGCGATCTGCCTGGTCGGCTCCGTCGTCGGCCACTGTCTGGCCACAATCGAAGAGGAAGGGGACTGATGAAAGCCCAGGACCTGACATTCCACGACATCGAAGGCGCCCCGCCTAACGTGCGCTGTAATCGCTGTGGCGCTCTGGGAGTGAGACGGGCGGCGGAAGTCCCGTTGCCGGATCAGAGCGGCGATGTGGCTATGGTTGGGATGTGTTCGCCCGCCTGCGAGAGCGTGTTCAAGCGGAATCCGGATTCGGATCAGGCCGTCTCCCGAATACTGAGCATGGCTGGGGCCGTGAAAAAGCTGCTGGTGGCTGAGAGCGCGGGGCAGGACGAGGAGTGGCCGGAGGAACTATGACAAACAAAGAGCGACCAACCGGCATCATCCGTACCCTGCCGAGCCTTGAGCCTGGCCACGTCGGCAGGAAGCGCTACGAGGACTCGATCAAGATGCTCGAGAAGGGCCAGATCGAAGCGATCTACATCGCCCTGGAGGCCGTCCCGAAGATCGAGGTCTTGCATATGTACCTGGTCATCGAGGGCAAGATCGAAGTCCGATTGAACATCGCCGGCTACGTGGACGGCGACGAGCGCGAGTGCTGGGACAAAGAGATCCGGAAGCCGAAGTACTGGGCGGTCTGCACTGGACCGGTCAGCAAGCCGCCCGAGCCTCAAACCAGGCGTGGTTTCCAAGGCTTTCGCTACACCACTGATCTGTGGTGACCACGCTGAAACATAGCCAACTACAAGAAAGGAATCGCACGTATGAACAACGCCAATGGGCACAAGAAAGTCACTCTGATCTGGGAGATGATTGACGTCGACACTGCCTATGAATACCTCGAAACGATGGAAGGCCAGAACCGCCCGGTCAAGAAGACAGTCGTCGAGAAATACACGCGGGACATGAAAGCGGGCCGGTGGCTAAAGACAACCACGCCGCTAAAGTTCGACACGGGGGGCAAACTCTTTGACGGTCAGCACCGGCTATGGGCGCTGATCGAGGCGGGTATTAGTTTCGAATTCCTGGTCGCCAGGGGCTGTAATCCCGATGAGCGGCACGTTCAAGACATCGGCGCCGGGCGCAACGTCCGCGACATCCTAAGTTTTGAGGGCGACAAGGTTCGCATGCTTGCCGTGGCCGTCGCCAATGCGATGGCCCGATCCTTCCAGACAACATTCACGCCAACCATTCAGGAACAGCGCGAATACTACTTGAGAAACCGCGAGCCGATCGAATGGGTCATTTCCTATGTGCCGAAACTGACACGAGGGCTAACTCAGGCTTCGATGCTCGCGCCGGTGGCGCGTGCCTGGTATAGCGAAGACCGGGAGAAATTGGCCCGGTGGCTGGAGGTTTGGAAAGAAGGAATGCCAGCGGACGAGTCTGAATACGTGATTATTTTGCTGCGGAATTTCGCGCTTGAGAAAGCTGGCCAGAAGCGGGACGGCTTCGAGAATTACGGCAAGGCCGAGCGGGCGTTACGCGCCTATCTCGACGGCGAACGCCTGAAGACTCTCAAGGCGCTCTCTCAAGAAGTCTTCCTTATCCCCGGCGAGAACGGCGCGAAGAAGCTGGCGCCGCGAAAGAAGGTGAAGTGAGAAATGGACGCAACGAACGCGAAAGGCTTCACGATCCCGTTGAGCGCCAGGCGCGAACCACAGAATCGCCGGCCTGTCCTGCTAATCGGCGACTGCGAACGCACGCCCTACACGGAGGCCGAGGCGATGGAAGAGTTACGCAAGGCTCCGGGTGTCGGGACGTGGTGCGCGGCGCGCTGTTTGATTTGTTTCTCGGAGGACGGCGCTGCCTGCCGCCCGGCGAGCAATGTCAAGCTTGCGGACGGATCAACCAAGACAGAAAGGATTCATAGATGCCAGAGATAAAAGAAAAGACCACGTTTAAGGCCGGCGACGGGCGCGAGTTCAAAGCGCGCGAAGAGGCCGAGCGTTACGAAGAGATGCGCGAGGCCAATGAGCAATTCAACGAAGCGGTGAGGCTCTACAACATTGCGCTCGCGAAGACCCTGAAGACCGCCGACGGCTGCCCGTTCCGACTCGGCGACGGCTATTACATCGTGTGGGAGCATGCCTACAACGACGGAATCAGCCACGAATACCTGTACGCCAGGGACACGCGAGTTGCTCTCGACGAATACGGCCGGGCGAAGGTCCGCTTTGTCGGCAGCTGCGCCAACCGCGATAACGTTGTGGAATTCGAACTCGCGAACATTTACGCCAAGGAGTTAAACGCTCGGCTCCGGCTGCTTGAGATTCGCAAGAAGCGACTTGGGTGGCTGATGGAAGACATCGCCAAGCTGGAGCGCGAGCTTGGAATAGCAGAGGAGAAGAAGTGAAAACACCCAAAATCGTAATCGCAGATCTCGACGGCACGATCGCGCTTATCGATCACCGTCGCCACTGGCTCGACAAAGACCATCATCCCGACCTGACGTCAGATGAGCGCTGGCGCCGATTCTTCGCCGCGTGTCCCGATGATCTGCCGAATTGGTCGGTGATCTATACGATTCGCGCGCTCTACGCCTGTGGCCACGATGTGCATATTTTCTCGGGTCGGTCAGATGAAGTTCAGCGAGAGACGCGGATTTGGCTTCAAACGCATAACGTCTTCTTCGGTTCGATTCGGATGCGCGCCGCCGGCGACCTCACGCCCGACGAAGTTCTCAAGCGCCAATGGATCAGCGAATACGACCTGAGCGAGATCCTGTGTGTCTTCGACGATCGGTCGAAAGTGGTCGCAATGTGGCGTGAGCTGGGGCTGAGCTGCTTCCAGGTCGCGCCGGGAGATTTTTAGAATGGCTGCAAAATCACGCGGTAACAGCAGCGCGATCATCGTCGCGCGCCTCCTGGCCACCGAGGGCTTCACGGACCACACGGCTAACCAGGTCGAGAGATATTGGAAACGGCGCTCAGGCCTGAGTCCGCGCCAACATCGGCAACTCAAGCAGTTAGAAACCGAGTTGTCCGAGATCATGAAAGGCCTGAGCGCCGCCGAGCGCCTTGTCGTCGGCCGGTTCATTGGGCTGCGGATGAAGATGGCCTTCGACACGGGGCTGAAGATTGGATTGCAGGCCTTCGCGCAGCAGACGGACAAGCCGGTAGAGAAGGGAGTCGAATGAGCGATTCAAAAACCCAGCCAAAAGAGATCCTTTGGCAGCTGCACATTGAGACGAAACTGGGCGGGAACGATTGGAGCATTTCGCTTGTCGCGAGCGAGCAATCAATCCTGACCGCGCTCCGCTCGATGTACAGCGCCTTTGAGGGGATGCTCTTGCAAACGCTCAAAGCGCCCGCCGGCGAACGGCCCGCTGGTCTGCTCGATGACGCGTTGCTTTTAAATCGCTGTCTGGTCTTCAACAAGCTCCAGGAGATTCACGGAAAGCAGATCATCCTTGTGCCTTTGAGCGGAGGGCGCAAGTGATCCGCTGCCTCAGCATTGAACAGGGAGGAACCAATGGAAAAAGAGATGATCGTGTACGACTTCAGCGAAATCACGGACGTCCTCAACGCCCCGGAAATCAGAATGGCCAAGGTTGAGACGAGAGAAGAAGCCTCGGCCGACGCCAAGCCGACGCTTGCTGAGCTTGTGGCGACTCTGCAGGAGCAGCACAAGGACATCCCCATCAAAATACTCCCAAACGGCGAGGTTGTGATTGACGCCGAATGGGCGAATACCGAAATCGACCAACTCGAAGCAGCGGTTTCCAGGTTGAAGGAAGAGCGCGACGATCTGACCCGCATCTTCGAGCTTCAGCGCAAGCGCGAGCGGCCGTGGATCGAGCGATGGCGCAAGGAGACAGGGAAGCACGACTCCGTTCCAGGCTACGGCGCGACGCTGCAATGGATCTGCGATAAGGCGGACGCGGCCGAGGCGGCGCTCGTGCGGGCCGAGAGGATCGCCAAAGAAGCCAGTTTGATCATCGGCGACGATCGCCACGACGATGAAGGCTGCCGCTTCGTCGGCGCGGGCGGTGAGGATGGCGGCCAGGATGGAGTGACATGCTTCGCCTGCTTGGCCCAGGACGAACTGGCAAAGATCCGCGTCGAGAAGCTCACGACGTCCGCCGGCAAGGATGAGAGAAGGGAAGTCGCGGGAGGACCTGATGGCGTACTCAATGCGTAAAAAGCGACTGATTGCACTCGGCATTTGCGTGAAGTGCGGCCTGCGGTCGGCTGGTCGCTATCTCCACTGCCTGCGCTGCCGTCGCATACGAGCTAAGTTGGCGCCGAAGGTCAAGGTGAAGCGGAAGCCGGGGCCTAAACCTATGCCCATACCACAGGGAACGCCGAAGACTAAGGCTGAGTACGAGCGAGTCCGAAGGGCAAGGAATGCGGCGGAACGGGCGGCGGGGAGAGGGTATTGGCCGGATATTCATGGGGAAGTATGAGGGCGGCGACGCGACCGATTTCGAGCAAATTATGAATGCCCTAGTCATCAACTGTTCAAAACCTCATTACAACCTCGGCGCCCATAAGCTAGCCGATTGGCTTAGGTCGCAGGGGTGCGCGGTTGAGATCAACGGTGGTGATCCGGGGCTTTTCACGCTCGGGTACGATCAGGTCTACCTCTCGGTGATCTTCAGTTGGCACGCGCCAATTGCGCGCGCGATCGCGCTGAGGGTCAAAGGTGATTCCGACGTCTGGTGCGGTGGCCCGGGAATGGCGGCATTGGGCAACTGGTGGAAGAGAGAGACAGGACTTGATGCGGTGATCGGACTCGATCAGAGATTTGAGCGCCAGCGCGGCGATTACAAGATGTGTTTTGCCTCGCGCGGTTGCCCGGTCAATTGCTGGTTTTGCGTCGTGCCAAAGATTGAGGGACGGGCGTTTACTCTGGATTACGACTTCCAACCGGCGCCGATCCTCTGTGACAACAACCTGAGCGCGCTGCCCGTCGAGTTTCAGATGTACATAATCAATCGGTATCGAGAAAGCGGCATCAAACTCTGTGACGCGAACAGCGGATTCGAGCCGCGCAGTTTCGACGAGGATTGCTTCGAGCGATGGCGCTCAATCGTTCCCGTCTGGCGATTCGCCTTTGACGAGATGTCGGAAGCCGACGAAGTCAACCGGATGATGAAAATTCTCGGCGACGTGCGATCGCGCCGCAAGCAGGTTTATGTCCTGGCTGGCAACGAACCTATTGAGGCTTGCTACGAGCGTGCGTTGAAGGTCATTGAGTGGGGCGGTGAGCCTTACTGTCAGCCGGTGACCGCGCTCAACGCGCTGACCAAGACGCCAATGGTCCGCCACGATTGGACGCTCGACAAGCTACGCGACTTTTGCCGTTACTTCAACCGCCGCCTATGGCGGTCAATTAAGTTGAGCGAATACCAGAGCAGGCAATACGAACCTGCGCCATTCAAGGAGATGAGATGATTGTTTTATTTCTAAAACTTGCGGTCGGCCACTTCCTGGCCGACTATCCTCTTCAGGGTGATTTCCTGGCCGCGGCGAAGAATCACCGCAAGCCGATCCCCGGCGTTCCCTGGTATCAGCCGCTCGCGGCGCACTCGGCGATTCAGGCGGGCATGGTTTGGCTAGTGACGGGTAAACTGTGGCTCGCTGGCGTCGAGTTCGTCTTACACGCCGGGATTGACTGGGCGAAGTGCAACGGCAGCATTTCGTTTAATCAGGATCAGGGTTGCCATTTGCTCTGCAAATTGGCCTACGTTTACGTGGGATAGCCGCGCGCGACAGGAGAGAAAGGAAATGTCCACCACAGATACAACGAAGCGGACGACCCACCAACCCACAGGCCAGCCGGGCATTGGGAATGGATTCCATCGGCTCAAGAAATCTTCCTTCAAAAAACGATGTCGCCCATCGCTAATCTGTTCACTCAAAAACCAGAGCGATACAGCTCATCAAAGGGCGTTCGCATTCCGCGAGCCTTCTTGAAACCCGTGGACGATTCCGAATAGCCGCCGCTTATACTTATTGAATCTTTAGCCTTGTCGCCGTGGCCTTCTCGCCGCTCACGTGAGCATAAAGGGAAGTGGTAGAAATATTCGCGTGTCCTGCCCGATCTCGCAATTCGGCGACCGTCGGGCCGTCCTTCAACAATTGCGCCGCTTCAATGATCGCCCGAAACCGCTCTTGTAGTTGGATGGCCATATCTGGCACCGTCGGCGCGCCAGGTGATAACTGTAGAGGTTTGCGCCATTTCGGGGACGGCCAGAAGTAGGCGTCGCGTGCCACGTCGTATGCCCGGATAGGCAGGTCGTTCCAGTAGGCGAGCGATTTAACGTAAGCAATGTCGAAATCGTCAAGGCGGAAAAACTCGCCTGATATTCGTCGGTCACAAAATTTGTGATGGAGATGACATTCCACGCCTGAACAGCAAGGTGTTTCGAGAGCAAAGAAGGGAAGTGCGGGCATCTTTAGTTGGTTGGTGATCGCAGTCGCTCTTTGCTCTAGACTGGTGCGGGTTTTTCCAATCTTGACCAGATCACCACATTGCATCAAGTACACCATACCGGGCTTGCAGGTGTGCACAAGGCCTCTCCAGCACTCCCCTGCGTTGTAGGGTAGAAGGTTGGGAGACTCTTTAGGGCGCTGATCGGACTTCTGCGCGCGTGTAGCTCTGAAGAGAATATTGGTTACGCTTTCATAGTCGTCCACGTGAACATATGGCGCGATGCTTGAAATCAGTGCAAGAATGTCGGCTCGCTCGAAAAATATACTGCTCAATTTTTGCCGCCTTTCCGTGATTTTTTCACGAATTTCCCCTTCTTGTTGGTTTCGCGTGGCAAGGTCGGCCTTCTCCCGCTTTGCGCGCCTCTCAGTCGCGCCTCGCCGTAGAATCCGACTTTGCGGTATTCGTCAATTGTGAGAGTTCCGCCAACCTCGATTATCAGCGTCCACCCGCCATCGGGGCGCCGCACCAATTCAGCCGAAGTGAGGGCGCGCCTGACTTCTTCAATATCTGGTGTGATTTGTTCTTTATCTACCATAGGGAAGAGGTTACCCCGCTCGACTCTCACTGTCAAGACGTGAGTTCACATATATCAGGTGCGTCTGATAATGGTCGTTATGTAAACCGGCAAAAGGGAATTTGCTGGTTACAAAAGGCTTTATAGTCAACTGAAGGCATTCATTGATTTTGCTATCAGCGCGTGGTACGTTACGCCACGTCGAAAGTAGATTATTCGTATGGGTGCCTGGGCCGGATCGAAAGCGGTTCGGCCCTGCTTTTTACTGCGATCACCGCTATGACCCCAACCGAACACGCAATCACGAAGACCTTCAAACTCGACGACCCCGAGGCGTCCGGCGCCCACTTTCAACACCTGGTTGATCTGTTGGCCGAGACCCTCGAACTCAACGCACCTTCAAAGGCCAACCTCGCGAAACTTCTCGAATTCTTCGCCAAGGACGCCGAGGCCTGGACCGACGGCCGTCACGCCGCCTACGCGCTCGCCACGGCTTACCACGAGACCGGCTTGCCGAAGGACGGCCAGCTCGTCCGCTTCGCCCCGGTGACCGAGTACGGCACGAAGCCCTACTTCAACAAGTACGAGCCAGTTCAATCCGTCCGACGTGTGCGGCAACGTGTAAAACTCAGATCGTGATTTCTCGATCTGGCAACTTTTACAAAATTTGGTTGATGAGCTAGATTGCGGCTCGGCCATTGCGGTTCATCCTCCAACGATGAATGGTGATGGTTAGAGCCGTTGAGACGCGCCAACGTCCCAACGGCTCGCACATTATACCACAACTGCAACGGCAGCTCCCCGCCCTGTCACTTCCTGTCACGGAAAAACTGTTGATCGATCGGCCGGCAGGTCCATGCTCGCTACGCAAAATATGTGGTAGGATGTCGCCACGGCGGATGGCTGAAACCCAACCGCCGTGACTTCCCATCAACCTCGCGAGCGTGCGCGAAGGCCGACAGGCGGCGATAGAAATACTTGACCATTTCACTATCGTCAAGCCTGCCACATATTTACCTTCCACCCGCTCGCCTTTTCCACGGAGGAAAGGCGATGTACTGGCGTAAATCGATCATCTACAGTTTCACCGTCCTTTTGCCTGCCCTGATGGTGGGCATCTCGAATTTCCATGTCTTCCCCGACGCGTCGCTGCTCGCGACACTGATGCTGGTCGTGACCGCGGGCGTCGCCGGCGTCTTCACCTACTTCTCAAGCGATGCGACCGCGAAGATCCGCCGCTACTGCATCCTGGCCGACGTCGCCATTTGCGCGATCCTCTGCGTCAACCTCGGCGGCCACTGGATACTCGCGCGCGAGGTCTCGGCGGCCCGCCAAGGCGTCGTCGAGCGCCACGCCGAGGAGGACCGCGATCTTGAGCGCGAGAAGACAAAGACGGAGCTTGAAATCGCCCGCAAGAAGGCCGACGCCGAGCTTGCCGCCGAGAACGCGAAACTTCAGAACGCCGAGGCTCGACGTCTGGCCCGGTTACCGCGTAGCGAGCGGCGGAGCGTTATCGCGGTCGCCACGCCCGAACCGACGCAGGCGCATGCGTCGGTCGTCGCGCCTATGGCCCTTGTTTCGCCCGGTGCCGCCGTCTCGACCCCGGTGGACTTAAAGCTCCGGCTTACGCCGGAAGATGTCCGGCAAAGTTGGTGGTGGTTTCTGACCGCGCTTGCTATAGCCGAGTGCGCCGCCTCTGTCCTTGCCGGCGTCATCCTTGCCGGCGTCTGGGAGTGGGATCGAAACAAGGACGGCATTCCTGACCATTTGCAGAAAGACCGGAAAGTTGTTTGGCCCAATGAAGTGGGAAAATAGGCGCGCCGCCCGCGAGCGCCGAGCCGGTGGCGGAAGATTTGGAGGCGCAACTGCAGGAGGTTGACGATGAAACAAAAAGAGAAACCGAGACCGTTCCCGACCCGGTTCGCGCTCGTGGCGCTGACGCTGGTGATAGCGTTGAGACCGTGACCCCTAAAAGACCTCGAGCCGTTAGTACTAAAACCGCGCCCTCTGAGGAGCCTAAAAAAGCCGAGGTCTTTAGTACTAAACCTGCGGAGGATTTTAGTACTAAAGAGCGGCCGACTTTTAGGGTGATTCGACCGGAGGGTTTTAGTACTAAAAATTCGCCCGAAATCATTTCGCAGCTATCACTTATCAATAGCGACATCCGGACGTGGAAACGCCTGCAAACCGACAAGGTTCCGGCCCCCGAATTGCACGCTGTAAACCCATCTGGAAAGCGCAAAATCGGGCGCAAACTTAGGACCGGATACGAGATCCTCAGGCGGGCTTTTTGTGTGGACTGTGGCGGCGAGCGGCGCCTGACGGCGGGCTACCTCAGCGCCACTCAGATAATCGAATTGGAGCGAGAAACTTATGAAACGAAAGTTGGGATCATCAAGAACATCCTCCGCAAAAAACAACGAGACATTGACAGCAGGCTTCAGCATCTACGATGTGCCGAGTGCGAATCTGGAGGCCAGGCACGAGGCATACACGCTCTTGAAGCATCCTGACGAGGCGGTTCGCGCCAGCGCGCAGCGGATCATTGATCAGTTGACGCTAGCGATCCGGGCCATGGGATGCGACGATGTCGGCGTCCTGCAGGTCGTGGATGGCGACGCGGATGTTCAACTCGACGCCAAACCGGCAGCCTAAGCTCTTCCCTTCCCTAATGTAACGACCGCTGAGGGAGCAATCTTGGTTGCCCCCTCGTGTAGCTTTGGCTTATAGTAAAATATAAGATATTCACACTTTTCTGAAAGGGGCAAATAGGAATTTATGCACGACCCGATGAGCCAGGCGTTTGAAATCTACGGTCCTCGCGGATTGATTTCCAAGTGGCGGCGCAATCGCGCGATGGATCGCAAGGACGGCAGCTATGGCAAGATCAAATGGGTTGACCCGCTCGTTGTCATTTGGCACGTAGACCCGGAGACCGACGGCACGGATGATTCCTGCGGCTTCACGCGGCCGAAACTCAGCGCGCGCGACAAGCTGATAATCGAAGACGCCATCAAGTGGGATCTGCAATTCCCCTATTTCACCTCGCCCACGGTGTCGGTCGGCTCCGTGATCGTGAACCCGAAGTACAAATTCTGGCAGTTGCCCCCAGGGGAAACGCTGGCGCTTGTCGCAGCTGCGTGGCAGCACATCGCATGGCATCGGGATGAGCGTCGCGGTACCCGAAATCTGACCGCGGCCGAGATCTCCGAGATCATCTCGCTCGCTACCTGTCCGACCGACAACCTGCGCTCGATTCTGGCCGACAACGAAATGAAGGCCGAGGGGCGAATGCGGCAATTCTTCCGCTGCGTGATGAGGGCTTATCTCTGGCATCACAGGCGCTGGTATCAGCATCCGCCACTGGGACATCCAGATCCCATTCCTACAAAAGCTGAAACGCAAACTCTTCTCGCGCTGCGCTGAATGCGGCAAGGGATTTCCCTGGGGTTACGCGCCAGTTTCAGGTAATTGGAATGGTGAGGGGCCGCAGTGGTTTCGGAGCGAGCGGAGAGTGATGCATCACGAATGCTGGCCGCATTCGCCGGCCAAAGGCCAGCTTTGATTGACGGCGATGCTTACGAAATCGATCAGGTTACAGCGGGAGGGAGTGAAGAATGAAGACATTATGGCTGTTATTGCTTCGCTGGCTTCAAAGGCAATGTTCTCACCCTGGCTACGCGGTGAAGGCCGACATTCTCGAAGGTGACTTTAAGGATGCTGGCGTTCAGTGGTGCGCTATCTGCGGGGCGTTTCGGCGCACTTGGTCGGATTTCAAATACGAGTGGCGCGAGCCTCGCCCTGATTGGCATACGCCCGGAGAGCGAAAACAAGCCATGACAGATTTCCGGGACGCACTGAAGAGAGAAGAGCGAATTAGTAGAGACGAGCGGATTGACAAGGTAGCCAACCGGTTCGCCTGGGCCGTCGCTTGGGGCGTCTTCGGGCCGCGCATCGTCGCCCTCGCTCTGATGGCCATAGGTTTCCTTGCCCTCGCAATTCTGGGTGATTGATGAGCGCTCAACTCATATTCCCAACAATAACCACCGGCCATTGGTGGGAAGTCAAAGACGGCGATGATCGCGCGCGGCAGATCTTCGACCGCCATTACTCGCGCCGGCGCTACAAGGACGGGCGCAACCCTCTGCTCTTCGTCGGCCCGGGCGAGAAGATGGTTTTGCTCACGCCGGCATGTGACGCGGTCTTCATCTGGCGCAAGTTCATCAGCAATGACGGGCAGGCGGGAGTCAACTGCGCCGTGTTCCGCAATGAATCTCTGACCCTGTCGAGCGAGCTCATCGCAGAGGCCGCGGCGCTCGCCTGGCGACGCTGGCCAGGCGAGCGCCTGTACACATACGTGGACCCTCGCCGGATCAAGTCGTCGAATCCTGGCGCCTGTTTCAAGGCTGCGGGCTGGCGATGGTGCGGAGTGACGAAGGCGAAGAAGCTGGTCATCTTGGAAAAACATCCGGAGTAGAAAAATGCGCTGGCGAACCCTCAACAAACGCCGAAATCGTAAACGCCATGGCCCCGCCCTGCCGAACCCCGCATTGAAGCGGATCGCGCTCTGTAACCGATTCGCGGCCACCTTGAGCGCAAGGGGGCTGGAGGTGAAAGTTGACGGCCATGCCTCGTGGTTCCGAACCGTCTTCTATCGCCTCAAAGACCGGCTGATGGATCGCTATGGCAAGCCGAAGGGGTACGCGCTTCAGGAATGGACCTCGCGCGCCTATGACGGATGGGACGATGAGTATGGAACCAAGGACGGCGCGACTCACCGCCACATCCTCGAACGCGTGAAACTCGGGCCTCTGAGGCTTCACCGGCCGACCGGCCATTTCTCTTACACGAACGAAGTCAGCGAATACTACAAACACAGCGTCGGCTTTGACGCGCTTGCGGCCATCTGTGTCGAGAAGTTCAACGGCAAGAAACACATCACGCGCAACATCCCGGCCGAACGTGAGGCGCTCGCCGCCCTCGCCTGGCTGATGCGGCGATATAAGGCTCTCTATGACTTGCCCGAGAAGCCGCAGTCGCGATTGCGCGTCGTCACCGGCAATCATTACGGCGATTACCTGAGCGCGCAGCATTGGCGAGAGAGGGAGGAGAGGGCAACGGCCGAGATCGAATGCAAGTGGTGTACGAAGAAGAAACTCGGCTCGGAGATGACCTGGTACGGCGGCCACGACATCTGCGTTGAGTGCTGCAAGAAGATCGCCCCGTCTGAATTGTCCGCGCCTTTTTAATTCACGAAGGAGGACTGATTGCGTATTCGCAAGCAAACCTGCAAGCGAAAGACCAAGCACTCGACCGAGCGGGAAGCCTACGCCGCCCTGCACAAGCTGCGCCGTGATCCGGATTGCAATGATCCCCGTGCGCTGAATGTTTATCGCTGTGTCTGTGGTTATTTCCACGTGGGACATCGCCCTGCCCAAATGGTGAAATAGTGTTCTTGCCTTATAGTAAAATATCAGATTCTTACAGTTTGCTTGACACTTAAACCTTTTTACCCGTACTGTATGGCCGACCGACTTCCGGTTTTTATGCTCAGCGCGTTGAATCGAACTCCAGCGCGCAACAGGAGGCCGAAGCAGCCTGCCGGTTTTCGGACTGGCAGGCTGCTTTCATTCGGAGGGCTTATGAACTTCCCGTCCTGGCTCAAGCGCCTAATCGCCGCATTCGTCGGCGGCGCCTTCAATTCGATGGCCGCGATCATAATTGACCCGGTCGCTTTCAATCTTAGTGGGCAATGGCGCAAGACGTTGGGCGTCGCGATCGCAGGCGGCGTGCTTGCCGTGTCTGGGTTTCTTCAGCGATTCCCCTCTCCACAGGATGGCGCAACTCCCTCCAATCCCAACCAATCCAACACGGAGATAAAATGAGATCACTGATCAGAATTGCAAGTCTCGTAACCCTTTCCCTTCTACTCATTGCCATCGCGCCAGCGCAGGACAGGCCGAAGGACGCCGTCAAGCTCGGCGTCAGCGTTGTCAATTCCGAGTACGCTCTGAACCCGATCGATGCCGTCGAGTATCTTCAGGGCCTTTCGGTGGACCTTGATGTCAAGGTTTTCAGGAAGAATCGCTTCCGCCTCGGCGGCGTGTTCAATTACACGCGAAATTCGTTCGAGAGCCCTGTTGACAATTACGCGTTCGGGCCGCAACTGAGCGTTGACTTCGGACCTGTTTCGCCTTTTGCCGGAGTTCTGCTCGGTTTCAATACCACCTACAACAACGATAAGCGCTTTAACCGTCGCTATCGCGCCGGCGTTGATGTCAATCTTGGACATCTCTACGTGCGGCCTTTCTTTGCGGAGTGGGAGAGGACGGAAGGCTTTTTGTCGCCCGCGACGCAGCGCTTCGGCGCAGGGATCGGCGTGCGCTTCTAATTTGGAGGACTCCCCCTGATGTGGCTGCGACGAATGCGACGGATTTGGCAATTAAGAGTTCTCCTGGCTGGCTGCGCGATGGCCGCGCTCATCGCCGTCGGCGGGCGTACCCTTGCCCAAATGCGCAACGTCTCCGAGCAGTTCGACCGCGACGAGAGGCGTGTTGAGCGCAAGGTCGACGCTCTGGAGAAAGACTTTTACGCGCTACAGTTGAATAATGACCGGCGGCTCGTGAAGATCGAAACCCAGATCGACAACTTTAGCTGGCTTATGTACACGGTTGTCGGCATCCTGCTGCTGGGGGTGGGGGACCGGTTGCTTGGTCTGATCTTAAAACGGCGACCGGCGGACAAGGGAGAGGGGGCCTGACTCCCCGCTTACGCGCATCTCACAATTTGTTTAGGAGCCTCGCCGCATTTTGCGGAGTTGAAGCCCGATATACAGCACACTCGTCCGTAGTGTGTTTTATGTCGGGCTTTTTCACATATGGCATATGGCATATGGCATATCGAGCAAAACCTTATTTTGTCGCTTTGGACAATCAACAAATGTTTCGCATCCCGGCCGCCCGCTGGCATCAATGGGTCGCCGCTGGGTTGCTGATTCTGGTTTCCACTCGTGTCGCCCAACCGGCAACACTTGGCGTTGTCTGGCTCGAACGTGGCGAACTTCATTTTAAGGCTGACCCGATCGCGCCATATATAGCTCTCAGTTGTCAGATTATTGAGCGCCGTTGCGTTCCAAGTCTTAGCCCTGAACAACTCCAACGAGCAATCCAGGCCGATTACGGCAGGGAATAGAAAGGGAAATCAATGAACAAATCATTCACTCTCAAAGGCATTGTCAGTTCACAGCACTACGACACGAATGGTGAGATTCTTGTCAATGTTACCGCGCCCTTCATCGGGTCGCCGTTTCCCCAATTGCCACCTGAGCCTTACAAATTCGAGCCTTACGCCAATATTTCGCTGCGCGCGTCCGACCTCGGCAATCCGCCGCTTGGCGCCACGGTCGAAATCGAAGTCAGGCTTTCTTGAGTATGGCCACCGCCAAGAAACCTGGAGCAAAGAAGTCTGCGAAGAAGGCCGCCAAGAAGCTCACGCCGAAGCAAGAGCGGTTTGCGGCGGAGCTGATTAAGAACGGCGGCAACGCCACAAGGGCCGCAATTGACGCAGGTTACGGTGAGTCTGGCGCCCGTGTGAGAGGGCATGAATTAGTAACAAACCGTAACATCCAAGAGCGTATTCAGCGGGCAAAAGAGCGCGCTGGCGTCACGCCTGAAATCGTCACCGGAGTCCTCGCTCGGCATTTGCTTGGCGATATAGCCGATGTGCTTAACGACAAGGGGCGTTTCGATTACAAATTGGCCAAGAAGCGTGGCGAGACGGACCAGATTCGCAAGCTCAAAATCAAAGAGCGGAACCTTTTCGACTCCGAAGGCGATCAGATTGGCGTTGAGACAACTTACGAGTTGGAGCTTTACAGCGCGCAGGAAGCCGCGAAGATTCTGACCGGCACGCTCGGCATGAATAAACAGGCCGCCGTAAATCCTGAAGACGTGGCCCGCGCGAAGGCTGAGATTGACCGACTTGTCGCCGAAGGCTGGTCGCAGGCCGAAGCCAAAGAGATCGTGGTCGAAGCTGAGCCGAAGGCGGCCCAATGGCTGCAATAGATCGCGCGCGCGCCGTCGCTATCACGCAGACTCGCTTGCGCCTTGGCGCTAGGTCTCGAGTCTCGTTCTCTCCGCAGAAGCCGACGGATCGGCAAGAGTTGTTTCTTGGCCTGCCACACAAAGAAGCGTTTTATGGCGGCGCGGCAGGCGGCGGAAAGAGCTCGGCGCTATTGATGGCTGCGCTCCAGCACGTTGACGTTTCGCGATATTCGGCACTAATTCTTCGCCGAACGTTTGCTGATCTTTCGAAGCCTGGCGCTCTGCTCGACCGCGCGCGTGAATGGCTGTCTCAGTCAAGCGCGCGATATAACGATCAGAGGCATCAATGGCGCTTCCCGAGCGGCGCGGTCTTGGCGTTCGGTTATCTGGAGAACGACGCCGACGTTTACCAGTATCAGTCGAGCGAATTTCAGTTCATCGCCTTCGATGAACTGACGCAATTCAGCAAGTTTCAGTACACGTATTTATTCTCTCGTCTGCGCCGGCTTGCTGACTCAACCGTACCCTTGCGAATGCGCTCGGCGTCGAATCCTGGTGGCATTGGCGCTGAGTGGGTTTACGAACGGTTTATTCCCCACGACTGGCAGCCTGATGACGCTGCGGATTTGCAGGTCCATGAAAAGGATGGCCGCGCCTTTGTGCCAGCGCGCCTTGAAGATAATCCACACCTTGACCAAGAAAGCTACGACGAGTCGCTCGAAGAACTCGACGAGGTTACGCGCGCGCAGTTGCGGAGCGGCGATTGGCGCATCCGGAAGAAGGGCAATATCTACAAGTCCTGGACTGACGGCCCTGACTCGCATTACGTCATCACCTGGTCGCAATTCGCAGAGGTCTTCAAAGAGCGTGCAATCCCCTCGGACTGGCTCGGCGCCTGCGGTCAGGATTGGGGCTTCGACCCTGACCCTGCGGCGACTGTTTGGAATTTTGTGGCGGCCGAGAACTCGCCGAAAGTTGATGGAATTCCACTGGCTGGCTCGATCTTCGCGCCGCAGATCCTGACCTGTAAGGGCGAAATTCCTGATCACGTCGGCGAGAAAATCAAACTGATCGAAGCCGAGCACGGCTGGGCGAGTCGGATTCAGTACAGAGTTATGTCGCACGAAGCTAGTTCGCAACAGGCCACATACCGAGTGAAATGCGGGCTGATGTTTTCGAAGTGGGAACCCGATGCGCACGGCGGCATCGCTCAAATGCAGCACGCGCTCAAACTGCGCCATACCGACAGGCCGCACCCGTTCAAATCGTGGCTAATGGGAAGGCCGAATTATTACGTGGTCGTGCCCGATGATCAGGTGATAAACCCCAAGGGCGACGAAGGCTTAGCGCTACTGCGCGCCGAGTTTCGCGAATATAAATACATTGAGCAGGTCGTTACGGAGCGTAAGGGCTCGAACCGCATTGTTCCATTCGGCCATTTCAACCACTACATGGACGCGCAGCGCGGCATTGCGGCGCGCTGGTTCCCGGCGGCGAAGGCCATGAGCTATCACGAGAAGGTCGAGGACGCCATCCCCGAAGGCCGCAAGTACGAAGACCTGCGCGAGCAAGCGCCGCTCGGCGACGGCCTGACGCCGGAGGCTGAACTTTTATACGTGATTGAGCGACAGCGGGCGATGAAGAAGGTCAAGCCGGCGATTCAACGATTTGATGAGTTCGGAAGGCTTATAAGCTAGAACGAGGTCGTTATGCGAAGTCAGTTAGGAACATTTACTCAGCGAACAGTGACAAGAACCAAGGATTTTGATGCAGCCATCGGTGACGATGTGATCTTAGTGGATGCCAAGTCCGCGCCGGTGACTGTTACGCTGCCATTCCCAAGCGCTACTGCCCAGGCAGGATGGCGCTTTCGCATGATGAAAGTTGACGCTTCAGAGCACGCTGTCAAGCTGGTAACGCCAAGTGGAGAGGTTATCGGCAGGCAGGAACTGGCAAAGCAATTTGATTCGGTCGAGGTATGGGCGGACGGCCCAAGCTATTACTCCTTTTAGTCTGGAAAGGATCTTATGACGCCACAAGACGCAATGAACATCGCGGCGAAAGCCTGGGAGCGAGTCAAACCCGAAGACGATCCGCCATTCGACCAGTGCGCGCCGGATCACAAGTTTCGCCTGGCTTACAAGGTTGAGAGCGTGGCGAAGACGGGGCGCATCGAAGATGACTTCGACAGTGAGGTCTACGCAATTTTGAACCCGCCGCAGGGTGTTTCGCCGATGACGCCTATACCTGATGCGCCATCTGAGCCCGCGAGCGAGGCGACGACTGCGGGCGTCGCGGCTGATGTTACGCCTGCGCCTGTGATGCCCAAGCAACCGAAGGCGCCGAAGGCAAAGAAATAACCACGGGCCTTTCAGATTGATCCGGCCTGCAAACACTGATTCACGATTGAGGAGTATTTATGGGGAACAAGTTCGGTACTGTTTATCAACAGTTGGTCACCAAAACAGCCAACTACACTGTACAGGATGCTGATGACTTGGTGCTCGTTGACGCTACCGCCGGCGCGGTAACGATTACCTTACCAACACCGATCGGCCGTTATCCAGGCATAGACGGGCGTGGTTTGATTCGCATTATGAAGATCGACCAGACGGCAAATCCTGTAATTGTGACGCCTGCCGCCGGGACGCTTCTTGGACAGTCCGAGCTGCGCGACCAACAGCAGAGCGCCCTGTATCAGTCTGACGGGGTTGCTAGTTGGTATAACCTCGATCCATTCAAGCGGACTTTCACGGCCCGGATACCGCTCTCGGCCGCGCAGATCATAGGCATGAACGCCACGCCGGTTACGCTGATCCCGGCGCCCGGTGCCGGCAGGGTGATCGTTGTAGACAATCTGTCCTTTAAGATGATTCGCACCGCGACCGCATTTGTAAACGGCGGGGCTTTGTCGTTTCAATATCCCACAGGCCCGGTTGCGGCAACCGCCACAATCGCCGCAACGGTAGTTACAGGCGGAGCGGGCACCGTGGTGCAGAACGTAAAAGGCGTTGAGGCGTCACTTGCTGCGGTTCCTAACGATCCAATCCAGATTACCAACGCGACTGCCGCATTCGCAACTGGCACAGGCACGGCGCTTGTGATTATTGATTACCATGTTACCGAGTAGAGATTCCGGCAACTAACTAATATCTATTCCATTTACTAACAAGGAGCAACTGCCATGCCGTTTCTTCATACTGACCAGATACCCCTCTCCCGCGAAATTGGCGGCAACCTTCGCGCCGCTGGCGAGGAGGGCTACCTTGACAACACCAAGGTCGCCGCCGCTGATACTGTCGTGGGCATCGAGGCCAACATCACGGGCGGACACGCCGACCAGAAGCCAAATCAACATCGCATTCTGCGTGCTATTGATTTGGGCGAAGGTTCGGCCGAGTTGACCGATGCGCTGATCAATCCGCTGACCACGCTCGAGGGTTTGGTTGACCTTACCGCGGCGGCCGACACTGTAGACCGCCATCAGATGATTCAGTGACGCTCTTCGCCACCTACGCCGAAATCCGGCGCATTCTTCGCGAAAAAAAGGACGACAAAGCGCGTATCGCAGCGCTTGAGGCCGAATTGCGCGAAGAGCGGGCGAAAACGGAGCGGATAATGCTTGCGATGGCTGACCGCGTTCTCACCGCCGCCGGCTGCTATGGCCTCCCAACAGAGGTCACGCAGCCGAAAGTGGCACCAGCCAAACCGCCGACGTCTGAGCCTTCGCCCGTGATGGAATCTTATCTCAACGCTGTGCGTGAGGAAGGGATCAGGCTCGGCAAGTCGCCGGGTGAGATCGACATCATGATCAACCGGCTGAAGCGGGGCGAGAGCGTGATACCTCAGTTCGATCAGGAAGAGTTTACGCTACCGAATTAAACAGTGGCTTACGACTCGAACGCCGCAATAATTCCAGTCCGACCAGGCGTCAACTTCGCGCCGCTCGATCCCTTGCTTCGGCTGAAAGAGCAGCAAGGGCAGTCGCACTATCTCTGCGATGCTCTCAAGGAGCGCTTTCGCCACTTCTGGAATCTTGAAAAGGCCGTTTGGCGGGAGATGATCAACGCCGGCGAGCTGGTCGGGCGATTCCTGCAGGGCGATCAACTGGTCGAGCGTAGCCCGTGGACGGGCGGATGGTTGGTGATCAAGCCGCCGCGCGAGGACCAGAGCGCCAAGCGCGCTCTGAACCTGATGCAATTCTACGTGACGAATTGCATCGTTAAATACGTTCAGAGCAATCCGGACATCGTCGTCAAACCTGGCCGCGACACGGATCAGAGTGAAGCGGCATCGAAGGCCGGTGGGATTGTCGTCGATCACTACGAAGCCGAATTCTTTAAACCCTGGCCACATCTGCAGGAAGGCTTGCAGATTCTGACCTTCGGCACGGCGATCAATCGCTTGCGATATGACCCGGGGATTCAGGGCGTCATTGGCCTGCGCGAGGTCGTCGAGGATAGGGAGATCACGCTTGGCGAGGGCGCTGGATATTGCGGCGATTGTGGATACGCGGGCACGGCTGCCGAGTTCACGGCCACGATGGACACCGAGGTCGGCCCCCAGCAGGTGACTGCGTGTCCGCATTGTGGCAGTGAATACTCTCTCGTCGAACCCCCGGCGACGGAGACAATGCCCACGGTCGTCGGGCAAGAGCAAGTACAACTCGGCGATCTATGCCTCGACCAGTTACTATTCCCGGCCTGCCGGTGGGATCTGAATTCGCGAGCCGAGAAGTCGCCGTGGTTTCTCTATCAGCAAAGAATCAGCCTCGGCGCCGTTCGAAGACTGCTCGGGCGCGTAAAGGTTCCTGACAGCGCCAGCGATTACGATCTCGGGCTCGACGTCGCGCAGAACTTGGCTTACGCCGGGCAGGCGACAGACGGGCGCGCCAGCGGTCAACGTCGCGGCTTTCTCGGTCAGGATAAGGTCAACCTCTGCGAGATGTGGCTGAGTCCTGACGATTACGCCGACATTGACCTGAAGGGCGATGAGCAGACCGTGGCGTCGGCGCAAGGGCAGGCTGATGCTCTGCCGGCGGGCGGAAAGTTGATTGAATTGTTCCCGGATGGCCTTGTCGCGGTCGGGCTCAACGGGATGTCGGTCGTCCTGGGCGTCTACGCCGAGAAGCACTGCGACCACATTACATCCTCGGTCTGGCATATGCGGCCAATGTCGGGCGCGGGCCGCGGCGGTCAGGATATGGTCGAAGTCCAGAAGCGAGTCAATAAGTTGGACTCGCAGCAGCTCGAATATATGGACGCGCTGGGGACGCCGGCGGTATTCCACGAGAAGAACGCTATTGACTCTGACGATGCGGGTTATCTCAACCATCCACGCGCCAACATCCCGGTTGATTTGTCGAAGTTGCCCGAACTGAGACGGCTGCAAGATGTTGTGTACTCGATGCCGCCGGGTAGTGTGCCGGCCGGCTTCACTCAATACGTTCAACAATTCTTGACGCAGGCCTTCGCCACGACCTCGCACGCCACGGACTTCACGAACGGCGGCCTGATGGCCCAGCGCAACGACACGGCGCGTGGGGCGATGATCGCCGACGCCAACGCGAACTCCCTGATTCTGCCGACCGCGATGATCAAAGGCGACGCCCGGATGTCGGTGGCCGACAAGACGGTCACTCAATATCGCGTTTACTTTCCGATCAAGCGGTATTTTCCTCTCGGCGGTGAGCATTCGCAGCAACCAGGGATTTGGCTTTCCGGCGCTGATCTCAACGCTGATCTGCGCTATGAGGTCTCGAAGGAATCGGAACTGCCCGAGAACTCGATCACGAAGCGGGACAACGCCAATGCGTTCTTTATCGGGTTATTCGGCGGCGTCGCCAATTACCTGGCAGCGAAACGGGAGGTGCCGGATCTGGTCGCCGGCCTCGAACGGTTATACAGGGTTCACACCTTCAGCAGCGTCACATTTGATGTGAGCGCGCAGATTTGCCGCAAGCGGTTGGAGATGGTGAAGCAGGCGATTGCGATGGGCATGGATCCGCTTATGGCCATTCAGCCGCCGATTTCCTTGATGGAGCGCGACCATAAGGGCAAGGCGCTGTGGTTCCAAGCCTGGCTCGACACAGACGAAGGTCAAAACGCGCCAATAGAGCAACGTCAGGTGGTCGAGTTTCTGATCCAGTCGCATTTCGAACTACAAGGGACACAGGACGGGGCAATAGCAATGCAACAGGCTCAGACGCAGATGGCGGGACAGCCTCCGATGGCGCCGCCTGAAGAAGGGATGAAGGAGGCGGCGTGATGCACAATTCAATGTACGGCACGGTTGCAATTGAGACTAAGGGTGTGGATGCGCGCAATACTGACGCGCTTGAATGCCTTCTCGCCTTGTGCCGCGTGATTGGCTTACGTTACGAAATCACGCAGAACGACAAGGAGTTCCCGAACTATCCCTATTTCGTGCGACTTACTTGGTCAGGCTGGCCGGTTGACTTCTTCGAGCCTCGCAAGCGCGAAGGCGGTTACACCACTTACTGCAAACACCCTGTTGACGGGTTGAGTAGCGCGATACGGTCTGCCGTCAATGATCTCTGTCGCAACGGAGAGAGTTTTCGATCCGGGTTTATAGACTTCTATCAGCAAATAACAGGTCGGGATTGGCTTGCTGGAAGAGAGAATGCGGACAAGCCCCTCCCTTCCAGGGTAACTCCTGACAAAGTTCGCATGGTGCGCGAACAGGCGCAATGTGGACTGATGCAAGCCCGCGAGGCTCTGGAGAGGGCGGGCGGCAACGTTGAGCGGGCTATTTACAATCTCCGGTAATGATCGTTCGAACAAGCAAAGGTTATCAGGTCAAGAGCGAGAGCGGCGACAAGAACCTGAGCAAGCCGAACATCTCGAAGAAGAAGGCGAAGAAGAGAGTTCGCCAGGTCGAGTATTACAAGGCCAAGGCGGAAGGGGCGCTGAAGGGATGAGCGACGAAGTACAGCAGAAAGGCTACCGCATTCCCACATATGTGCGGGGACCCATTGCACCGCTAAGCGAGCAACAGAAGGCGACCGTGACATTGCCGCCGCTAGCTGATGGCCAATCGCAGTGGACCGTCGAACATGGGCCAGTACCAGAGCCAGCGCTGAGGGCCTTCACCTGGAATGACGCCCGCAAGGTCGCCGCATTCGTGCGCGACGGGCTGTTGATGATAGTGAAGGGGCTCGAACGCACATTTGATTTAGGGAAGAAGTAGAACAGCAATCATAAGGTTTTTGTTTAGTCATTAGCCGCGTTCAGCATTCGTTGGGCGCGGAAATTACCTGAACACAGGCCGCCAATTCGGTGATTGGTCCATTGGGATCGGTCGCCGGTTGGCGGCCTTTTTCATTTTAGGACCAAAAATGGACGAACCAACCAATTCAGGTGTACCAGCAGGCGCCCCGCCTGCGGCGGAATCAAGTCCGGCTTCCGCTCCCGCTGACACCGGCGGACAAGGGGCGACGAGCGGCGGCGAGCCTTCGACCGGACCGGTTCCGGCGCAAGGTGCCCCGGCCGTCGCGGCAGTAGCAGGGGACGAGAGCGGCGCTGACGCCGGCGCCGAGGAGTTTCAACTGCCTGTAACCGAAGAAGAGTTGCAGCAGGCTCCCGAACAGTGGCGTGAAAAGTTCACATCGTTACTCAACGGCTACAAATCACTGGATGCGGACCATAAGGCGCTCAAGGGCCAGTATCAACCGCTCGCCGACTACGGCGAGGCGGCCGAGATCAAGAGCCAGCTTGAATTGCTCGACGGTCTGTATGGGTATGCGCAGGACACCGAAGGGAACACGCTCTATGACGAGTATACCGGCTTGCCTATGTCCTCGACGATGGGTTTCGTGTCGAGGATTCAGGAGGGGAGCCCGGCGCTCGCGCAGCAGTTGTTCCTCGACCTGTGGACCGCGAAAGGCGTGGACGGGCTCACTGGCGCCCAACGGATGTTTCAAGCCGTGGGGCTGGACCCGAGACGGCTCGCCGAATATCAGGCGCTTACCCAGAATCCTACCAAATCTGTGCCGACATCAAGCGGAGTCGCCACTCCTGAAGAACTGTCGGTTATTCCCGAACATCACCACGCGACCTACAAGCTTCTCAGCGCCAGCGATCGCTATAAGGCCCAGCAAATAGAAGATCCGCAGGAACTGGAAAGCTTTCTGGCCGAAAAACAGGAATTCTTCGAAAACCGCAGATTCCGCGAGGCTTACGAAAAGGCCCAATCGGAACGTGCGGTGCGCGAAGGGCAAGAGTTTCAGGCCAGCGTGGAGAGATCGTTCACGGAATACTCGACCAAGCTTCGTCAGGACGGACTGAACTCCATCATCAAGAATTTAAGCTCCAAGGTTCAATTCTCGGCTGATCCCACAACCAACGCCGTACAGACCGGAGCGGTGATGTCCATTATGGCCAATCTGCTCAATCCGGATCTGCGCTTTGCGACCGAAGGCGCTTTGCAGGCGCTCGGCGTGACGATTGATCAGAGTTTTAACGACTCTCTGGTCGCCCTCGGCGAGCAGGCGAGAGCGGTCAAGTTGTACGAAGCATATGCGGCCAACCCTGCATATGCCCAGTACCGCAATGACGCAGCGCTCGGCAAAGCTCGGGGCGAGGTCAAGCGTCTCTACGATGGCGTGATCGCCAAATTCAATGGCATCGCGCTCAAAGTCGCGAAGGTCATCGCGGGCGGAAATCAGGAACTGCGGGAAGTCGAGAAATCGAAGCTGGAGCATGGCGCTCGCCCCACTGTCGGCGGCGGCGGCCTCCCCGCCAACGGCGCGGTCAAACCGACCGCGAAACCGTTCACGGTGGAGTACCTGCAGCAGCTACGGCAGGCGGGCCAATAGGAGTAACGATCCATGGCCAACGTAGATTTCTCGAACCTGCCTGACCTCAAGCGTCAGGACGTCGAAATGATGGTGCGTTCGTTCTTTGAGAACAACGCGCCGGGCTATAACGCTTTCGAGAAGGACGTCGAACACAAGGAACTAACCGAAAAGGGCTACCGCATACCATACTACTCGCGGCGCCCCGGCGGCCACACCGGGTTCGTTCCGTCGTCCTCCAGCTTTAATGCAGCGGTCCCAATGCAGACCCAATCGATGTTCGTTTACCCGGTCGGGTACGCCCTTCCAATAGTCTGGCAGGGCGCGAGCATTCGCGCCTTCAAGAAGGACCAAAAGAACAACATCGTGGGTTTGATGGGTATCCTGCAACTCTATACCGAGACCGGAACCAAGAGAACGAATCAGATGTTCTATGGTGACGGGTCCGGCGCCCTGGCTTTCAGCGCGTCGGCGATCGGCGGCACGGGCGTTACCTCATGCAACTTCACGACTGCCGCGGCGGCAACGCCTGGGCAGACGAAGGGCGCCGTGCGCTTGGAAGAGGGTCACACCTACCAGGCGATCAACCCTTCGACCGGCGCGGTGCGCGGGGCGTTCACCGTCGTCACACCGGGCAAGACCTCGGCGACGATCAATGTCACGTCGGGCACGATCAGCTCGGCCGATCCGATCGTAGATGTCGGCTCGTTCCAGCGCTATATGCGTGGTCTGGGTCATCTCATCTCGGACCAGACCCGCGTCCTGCAGGGGCTGAACACCGGCAATTTCCCCGATTTGAACGCGCCCGTGCTTGATCTTAATGGCGTGGTGATGTCGCCGGCCGCTCAGGAAACCCTGAAGTCGATGATCAACACCCGCAACAACACCGAAGACGCCGAGGCGAAGCTGACCGGCTTCATCACTTTCGGCCAGCATTCGGTGTTGAGAAAGCAGGGGTATAACCTCGGCTTCTACATCCGGTCGGCCGAGGGTGGCGACACCGTTAAGGGCGTGGCCAAGCGCTACGAGGACGGTGACACCGTTTACGTGCGTGATGCGGATATGGACGAAGACCGTAACTATCTCGCCCAGGCCGATCAGCACAAGATGTTCGAGGAAATGCCCTTCGGGGAATACGACCTCGACAATCAGGAGTGGCGAATGTTGTTGGGTCTGAACAACACCGGTTCAGACGACTACCAGCGCGCCATTGGCTACCGGGCCAACCCTGGCACGCTCCTGCCACGCTCGAGCGGGTTCATCAAGCGAGCGTCGCTCACCGGCGTCGTCACGCAGGCGACTAGCTAGTTTTCACAACCAAGGCTGAACAACTTCGGGAGAGGCTGGAAGCCTCTCCCGCTTCTTTTCATTGAGGTGTTTTTATGGCTATTTCAGCGGCCTTCGCAGGCAAGGATTTAGGGCCGGAGAGCAGGCGCAGCGATGAGGCGTCGGAGATCGTTGCCATCACCGGATCAACCGGCGCGGTCGGCGATCAGACTACTTACACCTGCAAGCATGTTCATCGCAACGCAAAGATCATCGGCGGCGCGTTTGCGATTGCGAGCGCGGCCGAAACTCTGGCCGGGACTACGCTAACCATTGAGGCGCGTGTCGCCCTGGCGAACACTACCGTCCATGTTGAAGTCAAGGGTGACATTTGATGATCGCTGCAGCCGATTACCTTTCAACTAAAGACCGCCATCCCGTCTACGACAATCCGCGCAAGTGGGGCGAGCCCGGCATATGGAACCCGCCGACGTTCGACGTCGCCAAGTTTCAGAAGCGGCTCGATAAGATCGTCGGCACGTCCGATGGCAAGCCCATTGTCAGGCTCGTCTGGGCCTGGCAGTCGCGCGAATTCTTCCACACCGAGTTCGACGGCCTCGGTACGCCGACGAAGGGCGAGTTTCGCGCGAAGTACCGCTTTATGACTATCACCTTGCCCGATGGTGATGAGGTGGACATCTCGGTTCCGCGGTGGATCCTGGAACAACGGTACGAGCCGGGCCAGTACTGGCAGACCTGGCAGCAGTCGCGATATGTCCAGGATCCGGCGCTCGGCCGAACGGTTGATAAGCGCGGAGATCCGCCGCCCGATGGTTGGTACGGCTATTTGCGGACCGTCGCGGAGCACGACCCGGAGGAGGCGTGCTGCGATCGGGCGTGGCGGGATCACAGGCGCCGCTGCTGGGGATATTACCGTGAGCCGTCTGAAAAGGATCTCTGGATTCTTCAGAAGGCGGTCAATATGCGCGATAAAGACCCGCAGAAGGTCTCGCCGCACGAGCCGTTGCCGGAGTGGGCGCTCGACGACGCTCAGCGTTTGGCCTACGCCGAAGAGAAGGCGGTTGAAAAGGAAGGAAGCCGGCTTAATCACGACTTCTGGCATTCGTGGGTTAATTCCCACGGCTGGCGCGCCTTTGAGAGCAACCACAAGACCTTGACGCACGGCAAGTATAAGTTTGCCTGGCCAACCAAGTTCAAAACCGACGAAAAGTCGGGCCTGTCAATTCCCGAATAACAAGGAGAACTATGTCAACAGCAGTTTTGGCAATGCCCATCGTGGATGAGCAAATGCCGCAGTTTATAGACAGTGACGCCGTACCGCTGGACGCGGTGCGGTGGCTGTTCTTTCCAGGCGACGCGCTCGCGCCACGGCGGAAGCGCGAGTTGAAAGACCTGACCGGCTTCGGCGTTCACGCGCGAGGTGGGGAGCCGTTCAGGCTTTATTCCAATGGTGGCGATGAGATCAACAGCCCGTGCCTTCTTCGAACCAAGGGCGTGTTGCCGCGCGCGCTGATCACGCCGCTTGAGGTCGCTGCGGTGTGGACACCACCGGATCTGATTCCAGAGGGAATGCCGACGTTTCGAGGCGTTTCAACTCCCGGCGCGAAGTGGACCGATACCCTGCCAGGAATTAAAACATTTCCTGGCCAGGTGATCGGCGCCATTTTGACGGCCGCGCGCAACGACCAGGGCAATAGCAAGGGCGTAGTCGAGATCGAATCGCTCAGGACGGTGACCTGGGAAGATGTCACCGCCGAGAGGTTGCAATATTTGTTCTTTCCGACCTGGCCTCAGTTGCCACCGACCTTGCGCGAACTGGCTGAATCTGTCGAAGCGGGCCGAAGGAAAACAGGACAGCGCGACTTGCAGCTCATCGGCGACGAGATGCTCTCGGCGTGCGAGCAGTTCCGCCTGTGGGCGACGGACCGGATCAAGTTCGAGGAAACATTGGTAGCCGTCGGCACGACGAAAGATGGCTGGACGCATCGGCTGAGTGATGTTGGCGAACAGTTGATGGCGCAACTGGAGATCACGGCGCAGTCCAAGGCGCTCCTCGAGGCGACGCAATTGCAGGGGCAGTTAAACAAATCCATCAGCGATATGATCGCCACTCAGGCCAGCAAGTCAGACGTTCCAGTTGTGGATGTTCTCCAGAAATTGCAGGAAAACCAGAATCTGCTTGCCGATGCGCTGACATCTCTTGTTGATCGTTTGACCACGCCGAGCGCGCCAACCGCCACGGCGGAACCCTCGAAGGTTCCGAACAAAAACAAACAGGGCTGATGGCCAAATTCCTGAAACTCAAGACCGATGATCCTGGCGTCGTGGAATACGGGTTTCAATGCCCGGGCTGCGGAGGTCTTCACATGATCCGGACGAAGGGCGAGCGCCCACGCTGGGAGTGGAACGGCGACGTTGACAGGCCGACCTGCTCGCCATCGCTCCTCGTCGGCCCGGGCACGAGCTACCAGTGCCACAGCTTCATCAGAGACGGCCAGATTTATTTTCTCAACGATTGTTCGCACGAGTTGCGCGGGCAGACGGTCGAGATACCGGAATGGGAGACGAGTAAATAACGATGCCAACCCTCGACGAAATAACTTCTAACGTTCGGACAGTTCTCGGCGATCCGCAGGCGCAGCATCCGGGACTGCGCCAGGTATTCAAGCATGTCTTGAATCACACGCAGTCCCTTTACAACCATCTCAACAACACAAATAAGGCGTGGGCGACGGTCGAAATCCCGCTCCAGGCGCAGGCGAACAAGTCCGACTACACCATCAACGCCCAGAACTGGGGCCGGGCCTTGCTCGTCTACACCGAAGACCAAAGCACGCCCGGTCATTGGGAGCGGACAGTCCCGTTTTTCAACGCCCAGAATCTCAATCTTGCCTATGACGGGCCGCGGGACGGCGCGAATTGGTTCGGCGGCTTTCTCGACGGAAGTAATCACACGGCCTTGGGGATTGCTTTCCTACGAGAACCGAGCGGCCAGGTCGTCAAAGCTCGCATTCGCCCGGTCCCGCAGGCGCCCGCGACTTATCGAATCATTTACGCTGTCGGCCCATGGGCGGAGTCCGCGGCGCTCGATTCGTCGCCTGTCCTCGCTGAACACCATCATCTGATCGAAACACGCGCGGCGATCGCGTGTTTGCCTGACGCGAGATGGTGGCTTACCGACGCCGCAATCGGGTCTGATGAATGGAAGGCCGTCGAGGCCGCCAACGCGGATCAGCGAAAGACGCGGATGCTTACGCTCGGCAAGGATGAAGTCCGATACACGCGGGATTTTGAACTGTACGTCAGCAGTTTGAACGGCGCACGGATCAGTTTTCGACATTACTCTTCTATTTGAGGTTTTATGCTTTTCGACGCTAAACCTGTAAAAGTCCTAGCAGATGCCGCAGCGCTGAACACGCTGTCCGAGGCGTTTGGCCTCACTGACGACATCGTCATCATGGTTGAGTTCAAAACCGGTGTCACGGCGGGCGTGGTGCGACTGGAAAGCGCTCCGAGAGCTGATTACACGGGCACCTGGAAGACCGAAGTGGATATTACCTTTGCTGGGACGCCGCCCCTTACCCTGTCTGACCGGATAATTCCGGAAGGCGCCGTTGGCCGGCTGAGAATCAGCACTGCCATTGCGGATGGCGTGATCGACGCCTACATTGAGCGACATCTTACCAGAAGGTAGAGTAGATATGAGCACACCTTGGCCTTGGATCGAAGCCGAAGTAGATCAGCGCCTCAACAACCTCAAGACGGACTCGCCGTCGGACGCTGTCGCGTCTTATGAACTGGTCCCGAAGACGACCAGCGTAGTTGACGATTCCGCGTTCGCGTTGACATCTGTGCGCGTAGCCATCGTTGATACCGTGATGGAAATCATTGGTCTTATCTGTAAAACGGAAGGCGACCCGCGCAGGCTGCTGTACAAACTGACCGCAACCGTCGCGCACGGCGGGGATATGCCAACCTCAATGGGGCCATACGGGGCGATTTTCGACGCAGTAACCGGGCGCCCGCTCGAACCGCGTTCAGCGACTGAGATCGGAGAGATCCGCGCGAACGTGAATAACGCATTCGGCAGTCCGGCGCCGGACTTCTTCTATTACGCAATAGACGGTCAGAAGCTCTATCACACACTAGCGGGAAACGCATCGGTCGAGCGGTTCAACTTTGACCGACCAGCGACCACCTACGGCGCGTTGGCGACGCTCTTCAGCAGTATGGCCAACTTCGCCCCGATTGATGACGAATTCGGCGTTGTCGCGGCGGACGGCGCCGCCGGCCGTGTGGCAGGCAAGGCTGGGAGCCTGATCAGCGAGGCCGCGAACTTTATGCAACTCTATTATCAAGGGTTGAAAGACCGTGGACTAAACGTCCAGATGATCCCTGACTATTCCGCACGTCCTAACGCTTAATGCCACTCAACGTAGCCGAACTAGTTCTCAGAGCAACCCGAAAAGCCCGCGCCGGCTTCGCGCCGTCTGAATCGCGGATCTACGACGATAACGCCTATCTGCTCGTTCGTGATGCGATGAATGAACTGGCGGGACGCGCGGCTATGGATTCCGAGAAGCGCCCGCTTCTGATGCGATTATTTGAGCTCACTTTTGCCGACGGCGTGGTTGATATATCAGCCGCTTCGTTCGACGGGTTATTGAAAAGCCACCTGCGCTATGGGTTTCTGTACGATCCCGGTGACTCCACTCAGTCCGCTCCATACCAATTCATCGACAACCTGCAGGACCTACGACGCTGGCAGCATCCAGCGTTCGGATATTGGGGGCTCAGCGAGCAGTCAGAGATTGTGACCCGGGCGCGCAATGTCACCGGCGAGTCAGCATTGACCACGCTCAATGGCACGGGCGCCTTGCGCGGGATCTACATTCCCGATTTTTCTGGCGACAATCCACTCCCCACTGAGTTCGACGACTGGGCGGTTATGATCCTGGCCAAGATGCTTGTGGCCGGTCGCACTCCCGCTCTTGTCCAGAAGTAATGTCGACGCAACCCGACCTCCGCGCTTTTATCTTTCCCGAAGGCCACTACCCAGACCAGCCGTTATTTGCAGGCGGCATTCCTGGCACTGTCTATGCCGGCCTCAACGCGGTTTTCGAGGCGGGCGGCGTCGTGCGGACGTTCGGCGGAAAACTGGACATTAGCGAGACCTACAATTCAGGAAATCTGGCTTACACCGCAGATCTGACGGCGGGTAACGACATCATCACGGCATCAGGTGGGACATTGCTCGCCGACATCGTGGCCTACCAGATTATCCTGCTCGGTGGCGTGATATATGTGGTCGAGGAAGTTTTGAGCAACACGCAGGCCCGTGTGTCGCCGACTCCCGCCATGTCGCTCTCCAGCCAGGCGATCCGCCGCGTGCCAGCGCTCCAGGCCGTAGATCGCCAGCGCGCCGCGCTCTTCGCCGGCGGCGTGACAAAATACCGCGACGAAGCCTTTTTTACCGCGGGACTTGGTGAGGTCAAATTCAACGGAGCGGCGCTCTCCGCAACTCTCAATTCCTCGACAACGCCACAGGTCGCATATCCCATTCCCGGCGGCACATATGATTCCAGGCCGGTAGGGTTCACAAAGCCGAGCGCGCCGACGCTCGCCGCCACGTCGGGCGGCACGAAGAACATGCCGCCGATGACCTACTCGATCAAGATCACAAAAAAGAGATTAGGTTTTCCCGGCTACGGACTCGCAAGCGAGGCGGTCGAGCAGGTGATCACCGCAGGTCAGCGCTTCCAGGCGACACTGCCCGCGTTCGATGCGACGCAAGGTCAAACGAGCTGGTTGATCTGGGCGACGAAAGCGTCAACAGGCGCGGCGCAGCGCGGCCCGTGGTTCTTGCTCGGAGAGTTTACGACTGTCACGCCATCCACGGTCAATATCGAATGGCGTGACGATGAACTAACTGACCGGCTTGTGGATAACAATTTCCCGCCACCGAAGGCGCTTTTCGTCGCCAGCATGGACGACGCGCTGATCTTCGGTTCTTGTTACGGCGCTCCTGATGGTTCGGGCGCCGCGACTGCGCCCGGTCCCGGTTTCGCGGTTGCCAAGCCGAATAACCCCGAAGCCTTCGCGCCGGCGGCAGCCGCTTTTACATCCCCCGCTGAAAACGTGCGGGGGATGATGACGAGCGGCGCGCGCCTTTTCGCGATGACCCAAAACCATCTCCACATTGGCACGCTCACTGGATCGGCGATCTCGCCCCTTGTTATTCGGCCGTTCTGGCAGACTGGTTTCTGGCATCAGTACAACGGCTGTATCGTCTCCGACACGTTCTATGGCTTCACGGGCAGTTTACTGACGCGCACGCGGGGCGACAACGAGGCCGATTCTGAGTTTTCCATGCGCGTCAAATCAGAACTTGAAACCTATGTCCCTCAGCGCGTGTTCGTCGGCCATGATGCGAGGAATGGCTGGGTCACAGTGTTTCACAGCAACCACAGGCAAGATGGTGGATTCTGGATTACGCGAGCAAGTTCATACAACTACAAGAGTGGCAAATGGAATTGCGAGGTCGAACTTTCTGCGGCGGGCGCCGATTTCACTGTTTGTGGCGTGGCGACTGTTGGCAGTGAGCTCTACATCGTGGCGCAGGATGGCAAGGCTTACCGATGGGATGCGGGCAGCGGGACGGTCACTGGTTTCATTGCGCCGATCTTTCAAGATAGTGGTTCGGCGCTCTGGCTCAAGACTGTGCGCCGCGTGCAAGTAACCGGACGATTCAACGGTTCCATCAGCCTCTACAAAGATTACAACAAGGCGGCGTTGATCGCAGGCTCAGGCAGTCCGCCAACCTTCACCATCTCAAATGGATCTTTCAACCCGCAGCACGCCCCACTTTGGAAACCGAATTTTAAAGGCAAATCCATTGCGCTCCGAATCGCGTTCTCAATGCCGGTGAGAACGAACATCATCGATGCGATCGAATACAAAGGCGATGTGCGCGCTGATGCGAACTTCTGATGTACAGCGTTGTTCTTGACGAGCAAGTCCTTTCTCTCCAGTACGCCGAGCCTGAAGTGACGCCTGAGGTACAAGCGGTAGCGCAAGCAGGCGGCGCCGCCATCACCGAGATAACGTCTGGGACGATCACGGTAAACAACCCTGGCGATGGGACGCGCGGTATCGAATTGCCGCAGGTTCTGGGAACCGGAGCCAGTCCTACGTTCGCCAACATCACGACGCCTGGGTTAGCAGATGTTAGCCAATTAAAAGTTGGCGGAAACGAGACGATCAAGGAAATTGACTTTGGCACGGTCGCCGCCAATCCCGGTTCGATCGCGGCGCAGACGCGTGGCTCTGTTGATGTGACGATCACGGGTGTTCGTGTCGGCGACATTGTACTGATGAATCCGCCTGACGGCCTTAATGCGGGATTGGTCTATGGTGGTTGCCGAGTGACCGCTGACGACACTGTGCGGATTTACCTCGCTAACATCACCGCAGGCGCGATAGATGACGGCTCGTTTACTTACGATTGGATTTGGTTTGACATTACCTGATGCTTCGTTTCCACCGCATTACATACCCAACTGATTACATAGATTACGAGAGAGCTCACGGCTGGATGCGCGAGCAGTCTGAACTCTACCATCAGGATGTTGGCTATGACGATTTTGACGAATTTACCAATCCGCCGCTCGACCGCATTGAATTCGCGCTCAGGCAGGACAATAAGCTGATAGGTTTTGCCTATTTAGTCCGTAAGGCGCTGAAAGTCTGCGAGTTTGGCTTGATTGCCCCGCCGCGCTCGCGCGTTCGTTCTCTCTTCACACTGCTCAAAGAATTGCAGCGCGCCTACTTCAACGATTTAGGGTTTCTCTCGCTTTATGCCGAATGCGCGGACGATCCCGGATACAACCGTCCCCGCCGGATGTGCAAGATGTTTGGATGGCAAGAGCGAAAACCGAACTATTTCGAGTACAACGTATATGACCACTTGAGAGCCAGCAATGGGAAGCAAGAAAGCACAAGTCAGTCCTAAAGCGCCCTTTGAGCAGGTGCAAGAAACCGTTGATACGCCGGACATTCAAGCCTTCCGAGACTTTGCGCCGGATACCTCAATGCTGAGTTCGACGCTTTCCAAGCGTTTCGGAGATCGGCGCCGCGAGGTTAGGGACTCTTATGGCGCGTATTCCGGTATTCCTTCACAAGTCGCCCGAAACGCGTTGCGTGATCAGGCGTTGGCTGGGGTTGACGAGGCTGAAGGGCTCGCCCTCGCCGAAGGCGATCAGCGTGCGCAGGCGTTGAAGATGGCCAAGTTGGGAACGATTGCCGACCTGACGAAGAAGTCAAAATCTTCCGGTTTCAACACGCAGATTGTACAGCCGCAGCCGAGCATCTGGAATTCGATCATCGGAGGCGCGGCGCAGGTCGGGGCCGCCGCTCCATTCATATGATCTGGTTTATTGTTCTCTTCATCCTGATTGGAATCTCAACGGTTTGCACCCTGTGCTTTGTTCCGGCCGAGCATCTTCGCCAATACGCCCAATGCCCAAAGGATCGGGTGTATTGGCTGGCCGCGGCCTTGTGGCATTTGATATGGATAGCCGCCGCGATTCAGAACACTGTCGCCGCCTCCGGTTCGCAATCATTTATCCTGCGAATGGCCGGAGCCGCGATGGTGGTCTCCGGTTTTGCGCTTGTAATTTGGGCGCGCCGCCACAATCCGTTTTTTATTCCTACTGTCGTTGTTCCTGATTACGTCGTAAGGACTGGCCCATATAGGTACATGGATCATCCTGGTTATTACGGGATGGCGCTCGGGGCTTGCGGCGAGTTTTTCTTGCTCGGGCAATCGTGGGCCTTCTTTCCAACCGTCGCTTATCTCTGCTTGCTCATTCGCCGGATCAAGGTCGAAGAGCGGCTACTTTCCCTGAATTTCAAACAATGAAAAAAATACTTCTTCTTCTCGTCGCCCTCATGGCTCTCACCGCGCGCGCCGTAGCCACTAACATCGACGTCGGCGCGTCTTCGATAACTGGGTTCAACTCGGCCAACGCCGGCTCCGACACTGCGCTGAGCGGTGTTTCTGTCACTCTCAATAGTCCGAACGTCACTTGCTCGAGCTGCTTGCCGCAAAGTGTTGTTGGCTTGTCCGGCGCCAAGGTTACGCTCGCGGGCGTCACTTACGAGATTCTGTCCGTCGCCTCCCGATCCGCGTTTGCGCTGACCTCGAATTACCTGGCCTCAACCGGCACGGTAACTGGTACGCTTCATAAGTTCGTCCACCTGCGAATCTATGTGACCTCGCCTTTCGTTCCGTTCGGTGAGAGTTTCGTTGTCCAGTCCGGTTCGATTGGCTCGACTGCGTGGTATCGGCGGTATGCCGTCTCGGTAATTAACGACGGCGCCCAGAATGTGGCGTTTGTCCCCGCGATTAATGACCTTCCAGCGACGACTGACAGTAGCAATGCCACCGCAACCTACGTTGCAGGGCTCTGGACCCAGGGCGGTGGGTTCATGCAGTCGTATCCCGGTTGCGTGGATGAATTCAGGCTGGATTCAACGACCACGCCGACTAGTTGGGCGCAAATCTGCCAATTCAATTTGCCGCCAACCACACCGCCCCCGAATCCGACGACTTTCCTTAGCGAACAGCAGATCAATGCTCGGTTCCCGTCATGCTTGATGAATAATCTTGACTTCTTCGCCGCGACGGGGAACGTCAAGAGTTGTCTTACGCTGAGCGCCGATTTCTCAATTACGGGTGGCGTACTGTCGGTCGTTGGCGCTGTGTCAAGGATTCAAGAGGAGGGTTCAAATCTTCCATTGCGGCCTGCGTTGAATTTCGTTGGAGGCTCGGCAACTGCGGCGGACGATGCCGGGAATAATCGAATCAACGTCACATTCGATGGTGATCTAAACGCAATCGCGGTGTTAAGTGGTACGGGCGCGGCGGTGAAAACAGCGCCTGACACCTGGACCTTGCAACCTGATTTTGTGGTTGGTCCCGCTTCGGCGACAGACAACGCGATTGCGAGATTTGATTTAACGACTGGTAAATTGATTCAGAACAGCGCCGTAACCGTGGCGGATACGTCCGGCAATTTTTCCGTTCCGAATGATTGGATTGTATCCAGCGCTGGAGGCTCATCTGTTCAACTCACCTCGGTCGCACAGGAGTTTGTCACTCCGACGAGAAGTACCACCGGAAGGAATTTCGGCTTTACCGCAGGGACGCAGACGCAATCCTCCGGCACGATCGTCGGCAAGAGGCTGCAGACTACTTACAACCAAACCTCGACCGCTGCAAGCAGCGATTACGAGGTGGTTAGAGTGGAAACTGCGCTAGGTGCTGGCGAGCATAATTTTATCAAAGGCTTCGGCGGCGCGGCGGGATCTACATATCGCTTCCGAATCAACAACCTCGGGAATTATTTCTTCGGCGCGACAGGCGGATTTATAGGCGACGAGAATGGTAACGAGTACCTGAAATTCAATACCGTTTCTTCGGCTGTCAACGAATTGCAGGTGTCAAACGCTGCGGCGGCCGGGCGCCCGAGCCTGACCGCAACGGGCTCCGACACTGATATTGATTTCGACCTCTCGGCGAAGGGCGCTGGTTTTCTGAGGTTTCTCAGCAACGCCGCAATCGTCAAAGCCAATCCGAATTTCGATCTGAACGATAGCGGCACTGTAGCGAGATACGCCGTGTCCAGCGGCAGTGTCTTTATAACCAGGGTCGGTCAATCTGATATTGCGCTAAACCTGTCTACGGGTGTAGCCACGTTCGGGCAGATCCCGGTTCTTCCCGCATCCAGCCCGACGACCGCGAATCAGGCGACGCGCAAGCAGTATGTGGATGATCGGCGGGTATCTTTTACTGCGTCGTTCGCGATTGTGGATCCTGCTACCGCGAACCTAACTTTGAATGACTTTGGCTCGATCGTCATCCCCGCGGGCGGCACATACACGATCACCAAGTTTAAAGTACTTTTTCGTGAAGGGTCGCATACCTCGGGCGGCAGTCTTACCTTTCAGATAATACAGGTCGGAGTCGGCGCCGTATCAACTTCCGCTCTAAAGCTCGATAACACGAATAGCGCCGTCAACACTATTTATACAGATGATGTCGGCGATTTTACCGTTGCTGAAAATACCATTCTGTCTATGGGGATCTCCGCTCGAAGCGGCACGATTACGGAAAAAGACGTTGTGGTGGTCATAGAAGGCTTCAGGACGGTGTTCTAAAAGGGGATCATGTTCAAACGATACATCTCAATAATCCTTCTCGTCGCGCTGCTCTTCACCTACGCGCTCGCGTCGGTTGTTACCGTCAACCCGACTTCCAATCAGTCGCCCGACGCTACGCTCGGTGGGTCAGCTGTAACAACGCCGACAAACACTGGACACGCATCGACCACCACTACAGCCTCAGGCGCAGGCGGCTCAGCGGAGAAATCCTGCCGGTGGTTCGCGTTTCAAGCGGTCGGCGGGACTATAACCGCGATCACGCTGAAGATAGACCACACCAGCAGTGGTACGCTTTCGGGTTCTGCTTCTAACTCTTTTATCCTGGACTATAGTCTCAACGGTGGAAGTAACTGGACGAACGCTGTTACACGGTCCAATTTTACGTCGTCTCAGGGGCCAACGACGTTCTCTGTGGGACTGTCCGCCGGGCAGGATATTTCACAAGTCCAGGTGAGGGTGGACTACCTGTGCGACAGTACTGAGGCGGGCGACTCCGCTAGCATTACTGCGACTATTGCTAATATTAAACTGGAAGTGACAGTGCAAGACCAGCCGCCAGTGATTGTCATAATGTAGTCATGAAAATCCTTCTTGCCTTACTACTCTTACCCTTATTCGTTTCCGGCCAAGCGCTTCTTGATCCAGTCAGAGTGTCGGTCAAAGTGTCACAGAGAGATCAACACAACCGTGATCTCGACGCCGCCTTCCGCGCCGACTGAACAAGCTGCGGTACGTGGCCGTGAAGAATGCGCGCCCGCAGTATGATGTTTACGTCGTCACGGCTCCGATCGCCGAAGACATCGGCTGCAACGGCTTTTCCGCCGCGATGATGGTAACTACGTCCCGCGGAAGTGAAATATCCCTTCACACAGGCAGAGGTCCCGAAATGCTGGCGCGCCACTTAGTCGAGAAACTCGAGCGGGAATATTTCACGAATCGCTGCAGGAATTGAGTTATGGCCTTCTTTCAACCTTTTGCGCTCGATCCGCGCCGCAGGCTTTTGGCCGAGGAAGCGCTTGGGGCAGGAGGCGCAATGACGCCTCCGCTCAACCCCGACGCGCCCGCGCCTGTCAGGCTGCCCGACCTTCCGGTTGGCCCTGCGCCCACACCCAGGCCACGCATCCTTGGAATACCGGGGGGAATGCCCGGCGCTGAAGCGTCGCCATTGCCTGAAACCGCAACGCCGAGCGCGCTCCCACTGCCTGCGCGTGGCGCTCCGGGCGCTCTGTCCGCGCCGCCGTCCCCGCCTCCGTCATTCGAGCCGCCGAGTCGAAGCACGCGACTGGCGGCAGAGAAAGAAGGGTTTATGCGTGGCACGCCAGGACGCTTCAAATCCGCCATTCTGAGCGGGCTGCAAGGTTTTGCCGGGGGAATGGCTTCAGGTGGCGGCCTCGCCGCGGGCCTCGGCGGCCTTGCCGCGGGCGCAGGCTTTGGCGCGATCGACCCGCGTGGAGCGAGGGAGAGGGAGTTCGAACAGCGCGCCAAGCCGAAAATCCTCGAAGGATTTGCAATGGAGGACGCGGAGACGGCCGCGCGAATGGCCGCCGCGAAGACTGCGGCTGAGCGGGCGTTGCAGCAAGTGCAGATTACGAACATGCAGGATCAGATCCGATCAAGAAACGAGGCGGACGCGTTGAACCGAGAGAAATTTGGTGCGGAGCAAAACAGACTGATCCCCGCGCCGCCGGGCACGACGTTTTTAGACCCGAAAACCAAACAGCCGGTGTTTACCGCGACGGACCCGAGACAGGGAAACATGACGCCTGATCAAGCGGAGGCCGCGCTCACGACAGAAGAAGGCACGGTCGAGGAAATCTCTCAGGGCAGTTTGCAGGGACGGATGGAAAGCCTGAAACAGCGATTGACACCGGAGGAACAGAGATTGAACTTCGGCGGCGCAACATCCAATGACAGCTCGCAAGCCATCGCCCGCGCCCAAGCAAAGTGGCAGAAGATTCAGGATGACGAATTGTATGCGATCCGCCGCGACACCGGCGAGAGACGGAAGGCGAAGATCACTCAGAAGAGGTTTGGCAGGAAGGGAACTCCGGGGCGCACGGCGATCTCGGTACGTGAGGCTGCCGACTTGCTGAGGTAACTATCGGTTTCGTCCCGCCAAATACCAGCGACCGACGAAAAACACGGCCAGTCCTATAAGGGCCATGGTCACCACATAACCATAGGTCGCGAGAAAGAAGAGCAGCCCACAGAAGACCACCGCGCCGACCACCAGCAGAACGATCTGACTCCAGGTCAAATCCTTGATGTCCATATTCAAGTTCATGGCGCGGATTCTAACATCGATCACTTATGCCGCAAGATCAGCGACCGAAAACTGAACTGACCCTCGAAGAGTTCGAGGAGCAGGCGCGAGAGCATTACAAAATCCCCAAACCATTATGGGAAGCCATGAAGGGCCAGGAGTCGGGCGGAAATCCGAACGCCGTCAGTCCTACGGGCGTTCGCGGCCGTCTTCAGGTTACAAAGAAGACGGCCGCCGGTTACGGGCTTGACCGGGATGATCCTTTCCATGAAGTGGCGGTTGCAACCAGAAATTTGCGCGAAGGATACGAAAAATACAAGAATCAATTCTCTGACGAGAATGAGCGATGGCTTGCAGCGACGAGCTATTACTATTACGGCCCCGGAGGTGTAAAACCAGATGGCACGCTCAGTACGGATTCGAAGGACGGCTTGTCGAATCCGGCCGAGCATGTCTCCAGGGTCGCGCGGCGCTGGAAGGCGTACAACGACTCCCAGGCGGCGCCTGCTCAGACGCAAGCCCCGGCGACGAAACCGCAACCAAAACTAGCGCAGAGACAAACAGCCCCGATTTCGGACACCGAACAGCGACGCCGGCGTGTTCTAACCGGGCAGATCACCGCGTTCGAAGACCTGAAGCGGCAAGGGAAACTCGACCAGGCCAACCTTATCGCCGCGGACATCAAGAAGCGCTTCGGCGACATTATGGAAGTCGGGAGCGGCGAAGGTGGCTGGCCTTACGTGAAGCCGAAGTCGAAGAGCGAATTCACCGCCCCGCCATTGCCGTCCGCTCCGCCCGTTACTACGCAGACCGCCGACGACTACAACAAACAATCCTGGATTGAGCGCCGGCGCAGAAACATTGCGACTGGCTACGAGATGGGCGCACAGGCGCTCACTGATGCGCTGGCGCGCGGCGTCGACGTTGTCGGCAGCGCCTTTGAGGGGGACTTCCGTCCACTGAAGGAGCAGGCCGAGGGCGCGGGCCGAGGACTACTCAAACTCGCCTCTGCATTCGATCCGGTCAACGCTGAGCAGACCTACAAGGCTGTCGCCGCCGAGCAAGATCCGGCATTGGCCGCGCTCGAACGTCGTCGGGCGGAACGGTTGAAGAACGATCCTTACACAATCGCCGCGAACGCCGAGCGCCAGCGACTCGCGGCCGAAGAGGCGGCTCAGCCAGGTTTCGGCGCCGCCGTGACTCGCGGCGTCGTCTCCGGCGGAATGCAGGCATTGCCCTATATCGCGACCGGCGTGGCTGGCGGAGGCGTCCCGGCGCTGGCGGGCGTCGCCGCGGCTCAATCAGATTTCGTAAGGCCCGAAGAGGCCGCGCTCAACATCGCGGGCGCGACGTTGCCGGTTCCCTTGACCCGAGCTCTGACGCCTGTGATCAACCGCGCAGCCGCCGTGTTGCCGGGCAGAGTCGCTCCGGCTGTTACCCGCGCGGCCGGCCAGGTCGCGATCGGCGGCGGAACGAACGTCGCGACGATGGCGGCCGCGGGCGAACGTGACCCGCGCAAGCTGGCCGAAGGCGCTGTCGTCGGCGGTGTGCTGTCAGGGGCCGATGCGGCGAGAGCCTCCCGAGGCTCCGCGCCTGAGTTGCCTCCCGTCAGTGGCGTGGCCCCTGATGTCGTTCAAGCTGCCGCCGACACTCTCCCGCGCGCGCCGCGCCTGCCGCGCCCCGTGGACGCGGGCGCGCAGGCCGTTGCGGATTTTGGCGCCCGACTCGCGGAGATCGATCAAATGGTCCCGGCGGCGGAGCGCCCGGCTGCAATTGAGGCGGCGCGGCAAGAGTTCATAGCGCGCCGTCGTGAAGCCATCGAGGCGGCGCGCCAGACCGCGCAATCGCAGGCTGCGCCCCCAGCGGCGACGCCCGAAACGGCGCCACAACCCGACGCTCAGCAACCCGTGTTGCCGCCAGGTGTGCAGATCATCCGTCAAGGTGAACCGCCGCCTTCACGACAACGTGGCCAGCGACAGATCCCGCTCGATATTGAGAATCCCGACGGAACTGTTGAGACCGTTCTCGTTCTCGCTCCGGATCGGATTGACGGCCGGCGCGTGAATGAAACGATGCTGCGCCCGATGGTCGAGCAGGCGTTGCGCCCACAATCTCAACCAGCCGCTCAGCCCGATGTGACCCAAACGGAGGCGGTAAGCTCGCAACCGCCTCCGGTCCAACCGTCTGCGCCGGGGCGCAGACAGCCGCCTGCGGCTCAATTTATTCCGCTGCCACGTTCCGGTTTTAAAACACCGCGCACGCCAGGAGGCGCGATCCCTGTGCCGGAGTCGTCGGTCGCTGGTCGCAAATTGTTACCGCCGGCGACCGGCGAGGAAATCATCCCAACTAAGCCTTTGTCGCGTGCGGTCAGAGAGGTCATCTCGCGACCCGATCCACGTTTCACGCCTGATGCAGCGCGCACGCGCGCGATCGAGGCGCTCCAACCCTCGCCCCGGCAAGAATCCGCGCCACAGACCCAGCCTATGCCGAAACTTTCGAAGGCTGCACAGGCGGCCGAGCAGCGCCGCATCAACGTGGAGGCCGGGCAGAGGATTGCGAACAGGAATCGCCAGGAAGCGCGGTCGGCGCGGGCGGTCGGCGATCTGATGGGGGCGCAGAAGGCGTACCGCACCGAATTGCAGGCGTTGCAGGACGCCATGGGCCTAACGTCCAAGGCAGACGTCGGGCGCCGCTCGCAGTTGCGCAAGGCGATCATTGACGTCGAGCGCAATCTGACCGGGATCAATCGCGCGATCAAGCAGCGACCGGCGGCGCAACCCCCGCGGGCCGCGAAGGTCGTCGACGAGGACGCGCCAACGGCCGAGCTTCCTGGTGCTTCACGGCCACTACTTAACCAAGTCAACAACCCCGAGGGTGGTATCCCGCCGAGGACCGAATCGTTATCGGGCAGGTTCGGAGCGCTGGTCAGACGACAGGCGGCCGAGAGTGAGGCCGCGCCGCAACCCCGCCGGAAGGCGACGGAAACTCTGTCGCCGGTCGAATACCTGAAGCGTCAGACGAAGGGCGAAGGCATTCGCGTCTCTGATCGCGGAGAGGCCGCTCTGCTTGGAGCGAAAGAGGCCGGCATCGTCGGCCTGACGAATCGCAACTCGAAATGGAGGCTCTCCGACGCGCAGACGATGCTCGACGAAGGCGGGTTCATGCTGGAGGACGGTCGGCGCTTTACCGATCCGTCCGTGACGGAAAGCGACGTGCTCGAATTCCTGGGGGCGACCGGCAAGCAGGGCAGGCTCGGCACGAAGGGAATTGATGAGCGCCTGGCCGACGAAGAGGCGGAGTATTACGCGAGGCTGGAAGCCAACGAGGGCGCAGGTTCGCCGGCGCCGGAACCCGGATCCAGGCCGGACACCGCGACACTTCCGCGGCTCTCTCCGAGACGAACGCCTCCGGCGCCGTCCGCGCCGCGCCGCCCGGGTCAGCGCGTAGGCACGCCGCAACCGCGCAGGATCTCGGAGACCGGAGCGCTCGAAGACGTCGGTGACTTCTTCAGCCAGATGAAGGCTGAAGAGGCGCTGACGCCGGGTCGCCCGCGCACAGAACGACTACCGGTCCCGAAGGCGACCGAAGACAACATTGCCGTGCTTCGGGCGAGGCGGGAAGCGCTCTCGCGGTTGCAGTTCGACCGGCGCGGAGAGTTGCCTCCGGACCTGGGCGACGAGTTGCGAGAACTCGGCGGGCGGATCATTGAGTTTGAAGCCGAACAGGCGAAGATCGCGCGCGGGGGGCGTCCAGACCTCGCGCCGCCGGGCGGGAGCCCGGAGAGAATGACTCCACCGTCGCCAGAGGATCGAGCGGCGCGCCGCGCGGCCCTTAATCCGAAGCCGGACCCTCAAGCCGGCCGCAAGATTCAGCACGCCACATTCGGCTTGATTACTGAAGCGGTTGATCAGTCCGGTGTGCCGACGGGCAAACTGCGAGTGGTCGGCGAGGACGGCAAAGAGCACATCATCCAGAATCCGCGCACTCGTGGGAACCGCGAAGCCTCTTTCGTCAGGAGTGAGCCCAAGTTCGAAATTCCGGCCGACGCGCTGATAGAGAACCGTGATCGACCGGGCCCGCGATTCGCCCGGCGATCAGCAGCGAATCGGCCAGAGGCAGCAGCCGACACGATAGCCATTCCCGAAGGGGCAGTGCTCGAACTTCGTGACCGGCCGAAGCCGAAGTTTGTCCGCAATGCCGAGCAGCGTCTCAAAGACGCATCGAGTGGCAAGCTCGCAGGCTCTGGCGGTCAGCAGTTGGTTGATACCGCGATCGTGACCGGCTGGAAGGTGTACGAGAAGGGCATGGATTTCGCCCGGTGGTCGGCCGAGGTGATCAAACAGGCGGGCGAGAAGGTTCGCCCGCACCTGCGCGCGGCCTGGGACCAGATTCAGACCGACTACAATAAGATGGCGCAGGAAGTCGCGACGCGTAAGGCCACGGTGAAAGCAGGTACGCAGATCGCTGGCCGAATGGCGCGAATCGCCCGTACGCCGACCTCTCCTGTCGAAATCTCGAAACTGCGCGCCGAATTCCCAAATCTCAGCAAAGAGGCTTTCGACTCGGCGATGCAAAGGCTGAACGCCGAGGGCCGGATCGCCCTGCAGCGCCACGATCACCCGGCGTCTATGTCTCCAGCGGAGCGCGCCAGCGCTGTGAAGATTGGCAATGATTATTTCACCGCTGCAACGTTCCGCGAGCGCCCTAGCGAGGTGATGGGCTCCGGACCTGGCGCGCTGCAGGGGATGTTTGAAGGCCGTAGCGGGACGAAGGCTAAGCCAGCGCCAGCGGGTGACGATCTGACCTTCCGCGAGCGGGTCGGCCGCAAGGTCGCCACGACGCAGACGATGGCCCAACTGCTCAACCCGAAGACGATCGGCGCGAACGCCATCGGAAATGCGGCGTTCGCCGGGGCGAAGAATCTGGCGAATGTCGTCGCGGTCCCTGTGGACAAGTTCTTGTCGCTCGTTACCAAGCAGCGCCAGGTGGCGGCGCCGAAAGTCTCGCAGCAAATCAGCGACTTCAAGGACGGCTTCATAGACGCCTATCACGCCGTTCGCTCGAAGGATTATGCGAGCCTCGCTGATAACCGGTACGAGCTGAATAACGGACCAGTGTTCAAAGGCAAAGTCGGCGGCTTCTTCGAGGATGTCTTAAACATCGCGTTGCGCGCGCCGGACAAAGGGGCGTACCTGGCGGCCTACAATGACTCCGTCCAGCAAATCCTCGCGGCGCACGGCGTAAGCAAGACGAAATTCTCACTCGACAAGATCCATGAACAGGCCAAGATGGAAGCGCAGCAGGCGACTTTCCAGGATTCCAATCTCGTCAGTGATTTCACCGTGGGCCTGCGCAACTTGCTCAACAAGGTGACGCCCTTCGGCGAAAAGGCGAATTTCGGCCTGGGCGACATGGTCGGCCTGAAGTACGCGCGCACTCCCGCTAACCTGGTCGCGCGCGGGATCGAGTATTCGCCCCTTGGCTTCGCGAAGGCTTTTTATAAAGCGGCGAAGGTGATGGCTGGCAAAGGCAAAGGCTTTGACCAGCGAGAGGCGGCGTTGGCCTTTGGCCGCGCCTTCGTCGGCACGGCTTTTGGCTCCGGACTCGGCGCAGCGCTCTACTCGATGGGCGTCATCACGCAGCCCGAGCAGGAGAATCGCGGCGTGCAGGCGGCGGAGCGTGCGGAAGGGTTGATGGGCTATCAACTCAATCTCTCGGCGTTGAAGCGTTATGCGACGGGCGGATTGCTCGGAATTTTCACCGGCGACCTCAGCGCGGGAAAGAAACAGGCCGGCGACGTGCTGATGTCTTACGACTGGTTCCAGCCAGCGGCCTTCAGTTTGGGGATGGGCGCGGCTGCGGCGAAGGCGTTCAAGAACAGGAAGGCAGACGCCAATGCGTTCGATGATGTGTTGACCCAGATTGACGCCGTGACGAGTACGCTCACCGATCAATCAATCCTTCGCAACATCCGCGACGTCTTCAGGTTCGGCGCGAAGTCCGCGGGACGCAAGGTCGCTACGGACCTGCCCGCGTCATTCGTGCCGAGTGTGCTCAATCAGGCGAGACAGATCATTGACGACCGGGCGCGGGAGACTTCGAAAGAGAAAGGCGGGCGCGGTGTAGCTCGCGAAACTCTGGAAAAAGTACTGAACAAGTTGCCCGGCGCGTCGCAGAGGCTGCCTGAACGCAAAGACATCGTCGGCCGATCGATCCCGTCGAGGCTCGAAGGCGCGGGAGGCGCGGCGTTGGTTCCGATTCCTGGACGATTCAGCCAGTACAATCCGCATCCTGTGTTGAGTGAGATGCATAACGTTGGCGCCGGGACGACCGGAGTCTCGCGCAGACCTGACGAAACAGTGGGACAGTTCCGCGCGCGCCGCACTCTGGCCGCCGAGTGGCTGAACAGGTACGGCCTGGAACTCACGACCTCGAAGGTTTATAAATCGGCCACGAAGGAAGAGCGCAAGGCCGCCGTAGACTACCTCAACAAGCAAATCTCGAAACAGAGCGGCAAGAAAAGCCCGAGCCTGTGGTTGTTTGCCCCTGGTCATGTGATCGAGACGGTGCGAGAGTCTGAGCGGGAGAAGCGGCGGAAAGCACAAGCGGCAGCCTCGGCGTTGCAGTAAGCGACAATCTTGCACGCGCGGAAACGGCGGGCGTACAATCCCCGCGCCCTCGTGTTCTCAACCAAATAGCCCAAACAGGAGAGTTGCCAATGAAAAGTCTCAAGCCTATTACATTCTGCCTCACCTTCTTATTCGCCATATCAGTCGTCGCGCAGGAAGAGAAACCAAAGCCGCGCGTCTTTGTTACAGATAGCCAGTCGTGGGAATTGGCGGGTGGTTTCAGTGCGACCAAGGACGCCGCGAGCGGTACTATCAGGGGCGGCGCGCGTCCACAGACCGCCGAAGTGATCAAGACCTTCGGCGAGAAATGCCCGGATGTGACTGTGACAATGAAGTCCGAAGCCGCCGACTACGTCGTGATGGTCGACAAGGAGGGCGGAAAGGCGCTGTATATGAAGGACAGCAAATTCGCTGTATTCAAGGCGAACGGCGACGCCATCAAGAGCGGTTCGACACGGACGATCGGCGGCGCGGTCAAAGACGTGTGCACGGCGGTCGTGAAGGATTGGCAGGGCGAAGGGAAGAGCAAGTAGGGCGGTCGCAGAATTTGCAAAACAAAAGGCCGGTCGAGAATCCACTTCTCGACCGGCCTTTTGTTTTTAGATCGCAAGGGTTACAGCTTCTTCAGTTCTCCGTCGAACCACTTTCGGCAAAGCGCGCAGAACCAAAGCAGCGGATCGCGTTGCTGGAGGTCGAGCGGCGTCGAGCACGCATGGCAAATCAGACTGCGCCACTCTTCAAATAATAGGTCTGCAGGCGTGGGCGGTTTCGGCGATGGCGTGGAGTTGTCGGTCATTGATCGGCTCTTTTCTTCGCCGGCTTAGGCTTCGCTGGCCTTCCTCTCGGCCGCACTTTGAAGCCCTTCAGGTCGCGCGCCGGGATGAGCCACATCGGCCCGCGCCCTGTCTCTTCACGCCGCGCGTTTGGGAAGCGCGGCGGGTCCTTGAGCAACCACACGCGCACGGTCCCTTGGGGCACACCCAGACGCTCGGCCACTTCTCTTGTCGTCAGTTCTTTCGGTTTCATATGTGCGGCAGAGGATAGCGCGGGCAGCTCTTTTTCTCAAGGCTTATAGTTGCCTTAGCGCAACTTTTTAGTTGACTATAAGGCTTATTGTGGGCTATAAACTGCTTGTCAGTTAACGCTGACAGTCGAAAGCGGTTGATTGCCCTATAGATACAGGAGAACAGAGACATCCCGATGCCCAAGCCGCGTTGCCGAATCTGCAAAAGACTATTGAAGAGCCCCGAATCGCTCGCGAAGGGCATCGGCCCTGAGTGCGCGAATAAGTGGGTCGGAATGCTCTGTGGCGCTGGCTTGACCCTCGACGCTCTTAACATTCCCGAGTCGCTCGCAAGCGACTCGCTCATTGCTCTAAACGTGCACAGGGCAGAGCAGGCTTTGCTCGCGGGGAGGCGTGGCGACGTGGAGCGATTCAAGGCTGCCGCTCAGGAAGCCGCTCGGGATTTATCTCTTGGTTTTACAAGATCAGATCCGCCAGGCGCGGCCCTGATTGCGCGCCTGGCGGCTGTGGATG